GAATCAAGAGCCGGTAAGTCTGACAGAAACGCATTAACTAATTTACTTGTATTAGATGTGGATGGTATACGCCTTCCAAAGCCACTTGCAACAGGCAAGCTAACTGCAGCTGACGTAACGTTTCTTGCTAGTCAAATTATTGCAGAACTACCATTACAATTACAGAACGTAAGTTATATCGCTCAAGCATCGTCAAGTCTTGGACTAAAAGGAGACAAGACTTCGCTGCACATCTTTATGTTTCTTTCAATACCAATGCCACCTAAGTCTGTAAAGTTGTGGTTGCAAGATTGTAACTTTGAATCAGATCTATTTAGTGAACAGCTAGGCTTGTCTGTAAACGGACAGTCGCTCAAGCTGCCACTTGATAGCTCTGTTGCTGACAACTCAAAGATAATCTTTATTGCACCACCAACATTTCAAGACGCAACAAAAGATCCGTTCCAAGCTAAAGAAGAACGAATCGTTTTAGTTGAGCGTGAACAGTGGGCATTTGACCTTGCATCACTAATGAATGACATCAGTCCTCAGAAGATACATGAGAAAGGTCAAGTACATAAAAATAAATTACGTGAGCTACAAGGGTTCGGTAAAAAGAAAGAACGAACACGACTATCTACCGTAGACAATGTAACTGAAGAGATATTAGTTAACCCAGACAAAATGTCTATCAGTGTTGCAGACGACTCTTCATTCCCGTACATACGTTGTAACATAAACGGCGGCGACTCCAATGCGTATTACTTTAACATTGAGAAGCCTACATATATGTACAACTTCAAAGACGAACCAATCTTTGAAATAGAAAAAGCAGACCCTGAGTTCTTCAGAGCTATCTTTGATATATACGAAGCACAACTAAAAGAAACGGGACGTCATGAGTTCCCGGTAGTTATGCGTGACTACTACACAGATACTTTTTATAACGGTGTGTACTGTCCAAATGAAGATCAGTTCTCTGACGAATTTCCGCTGACACCGATCAGCAAACAAAACATTGAAGACTTTTATCTGAGTCACGGAAAGATAGCACCTGATTTCGTGCCGGACGGTCGTGTAGTATTCGATCCTACATCTGATAAACCAGCAGTTAATTTCAAAGATGTACCGTACTATGTAAATACATACCGTAGAACAAAGTACGCTATGAAACCTAAACTTCCTAACAAACCATTGGAAGTAGGCGAAGCAGTAACCATAAAAGAAGACTGCCCTCTTGTACACAGAGTGATCAGTCATATGCTTGGTAATGGTAAAGAAGAGTTTGAACGCTTCATCAATTGGCTAGCTTACATATACCAAACACGTAAAAAGACCGGCGTATCATGGGTGCTTACAGGTACACAAGGTACTGGTAAAGGTGTCTTCTACAGTAAGATACTTCGTAACTTGTTTGGTACACACCACGTACCTATGCGTTACTTACAAAACATGGAAGAGCACTTCAACCTATATATGCGTGACGCATTGTTTCTTGTAGTTGATGAGTTTCATATGGCATCAAGTTCATCAGGTGCATCTAAGATGGCTGATAAACTTAAGAACCAGATTACAGAAAACACTTTAACTATACGTGGTATGCGAGCTAATCAGATAGAAGTAGCTAACTACACTAATTATATATTCTTAACTAACAGAGTTGATGCAGTAAACATCGAGCCCGGAGATAGACGCTACAACATTGCTCCGATGCAAAAGACTAAACTATTACAAGCATATCCAGATATGCCAGAACGTTTAGACAACAATGAGATAGAAGGCGAGCTTTGGGCCTTTGCTGGTTACTTGCAGACTTTCAAAGTCAACAAGCGACTAGTAGAAATACCTATCGACAATACTGCAAAAGAACAAATGCGTAATGTTTCTATGTCTGTATTTGATGAGTTCTGTCAAGCAGTACGTGATGGTAACTTACCATACTTTACTGACATACTAGATATCAATACAGGTTCAGTACTACATGCAAACGAAATAATCGTAGCGCAACGTCTTGTTAAAACTTGGATAGCAAATGCAGATAAAGAGTGGGACGTAATACCAACAGAACATTTACGTACTGTATTCCACATACTTACAGAACAGAACCCACGTTTATCTCAACGAGAGTTTTCTAAACGTTTAAGTAGAAACGGTATCGAAGTGCAACGCAAACGTTTACCGGGGAATGCTTCTGCTAATCCTGTTAGAGGGTTAGTAGTTACTTGGAATCTATCCGAAGAAGATAAAGAGATGTTTATCAATACTTACTTTGAAGATAATGATAAACGATTGTTGGCAGTCTAGGTATAACTTAGTTATACTTAGAACTCCATCAATAGCGTATAGGAATAAACGTGATCTCTCTAACTCAGGAAAAGAGACCAGATACTCTTAAGCCGTTAGAAGTACCCGAACAACTAGGCGAATTGAAGTCTTGGTCTTACTCAGCATTAAAAGTGTTCGAGCAATGTCCGTATCGTTCATACATTGCAAAAGTCAAAAAAATACAAGAAGAATCAGGACCAGCTGCAGAACGTGGTACTGTCATTCACCAACAAGCTGAAGATTATGTTAACGGCACACTTGGTGAGTTCCCTGATACATTAAAAAAATTCAAATCAGAGTTCGAAGAACTACGCGATGGTTTTGCTGATGCTAAAGTAGAACTAGAAGGTGAATGGGGTTTTGATTTGAATTGGAATCCAGTAGGTTGGATGGAAAAAGATACATGGGCTCGTATCAAACTTGATGCACTTGTCCATGAAGATGAAACATCTGTTCGAGTAATTGATTATAAAACAGGTAAAAAGTTTGGCAACGAAATAGGCCATTCACAACAAGCGCTGCTATATGCAATTGCTACCTTCTTGCGATATCCAGAAGTGCAGTATGCACAAACTGAGCTTTGGTATTTAGACCAAGGAGAAACTACAACTAAAAGTTTTACTCGTGATCAAGCTATGCAGTTCATGCCTACATGGCATAAGCGAGCAATAACTATGACAACATGTGATGACTTTGCTCCAACGCCTAGTAAAGATTCATGTCGCTGGTGTTCTTACCGTAAAGGTGAGTTTCCAGAATGCGCATGGGGTGTTGACTAGACTTCCTCCAGCGTCACACCTCCACTGTGACAAGGCCTCAGCCCTGCTTCTTTCACGAGAAGCGGGGTTTTTTTATATAAGGAAAAACAATGTTAAATTTGTTACTAAAAGTATGGACAGCGGTAGAGATAGTTCTATGGATAAAAGCCATACGGGAGAAAAGAAATGCAAATGATATACGTGACCAAAGACGGCAACGAGATTCAGTACGCACTAAAAACAGATCCAGAGGAAGCTCAGTACTGGACGACGTACCGTTTGAAGAAGAGCGACATCAAGATAAAAACTAAAGTTGATAGAAGTACAGCTGCTAGATTACGTGGAGAGATATTAGATGACATCACCAGCACTGAAAAACGCGATACAAAACGGACGGACAAAGTACCTAAAAAACGTTCGGGAACCATCGTTCGCAACAATGTTAAAAAGAGGAAAGTTAAATAAAAAACTTGGCGATAAGATCAAGCATAAGAAATGGAAGTCAATGACAATGTATTCACTAACCCTAGAAGAGCGAGCAACATGCCCTTCTACCTGTAAACAATGGGAGACCTGTTATGGTAACAATATGCCTTTTGGCCACCGTTTCGACCATACGCATCCTGACTTCTACACGAAGCTCGATGCAGAACTTACCGAGTTAAACAGAAAACATCAAGATGGATTCGTAGTACGTTTGCATGTGCTCGGAGACTTTCCATCACCCCACTACGTTATTAAATGGCAGTGGTGGTTACACAAGTTCAGTAATCTACATGTGTTTGGCTACACTCATTGGGAGTGGACAACGGACATCGGACACCTATTAACTAACATGAATAGGATATACAATGACCGTTGGGCTATAAGATTTTCTGACGATATGCAATCATCTTACAGTGCACACGTTGCATTGCCCCACGATGCTGATGCAGTTGCAGCACAAGTCGATGGTATCATTTGCCCTGAGCAAACTGGTGCAGTTGACAGCTGTGCTTCATGCGGTTATTGTTGGACAAGTGAAAGGCCCGTTGTATTCATAGAACACTAATAAGAGGCTAAAGATGATATTAACTAGCAGGGATAGACTGCAGTTAACACCCGACAAAATAAAAACATGCGGATCATACAACTTCAAAGGTGATTCCAAGATGCACTATTGCAAGTGCCCAGTCGAATTAAAAATAAACCACTGGCCTGAAGATTGCCGTATATGCGGTAAAAGAAGTAGGATATAGAAATATCTATCCATATATGCTATAATCGGTCCAAAGATTTTTAATGAACAATGAACAATGAAAAACGAACTATGAAGAGTGAACAACTATGCATGAAGCATTCGAACATCAAAAAGTCACGTCTGACTTTATTGTAAACAATCCTTACGTACTCGTAACATCAGACCCCGGCACCGGTAAAACCCGTAGTGTCATTGATGCCTATGCAAAAAGAAAAAACGGACGCATGCTTGTTCTGGCCCCGTTGTCTATTCTTGAAGCATCATGGGGTGATGACATCAAGAAGTTTCAACCTGACCTTACGTACGCAGTTGCGTACGCTAAGAACAGAGAAGAAGCATTCTTAGGTACAGAAGACATTGTCATAACTAATCATGACGCAGTTAAGTGGATTAAAAAGAATTACCACGTACTATGCGGCTTTGATACGCTGGTCATTGACGAGTTTACAGCTTTCAAAAACAAAGACAGTCAACGCAGCAAAGCATGCTTGAAGATCTCTGAAGCTTTCGAGTATCGTATTGCCATGTCTGGTACACCTAATAGTAATACTATATGTGACATCTGGCATCCAACACTAATCGTTGACGGTGGTGAACGATTGGGGCACAGGTTTTACTCTTTTCGTGCCAGCGTTTGTACTTCACGATTCAATGGTTTTGCCAACGAATGGTGTGACAAACCAGACGCACAAGAGATAGTTGCTGCAGCATTGTCTGACATCAACATTCGATACGAGCTAGAAGATTGTATCGACATGCCCGAACAAACTGTTCGTACTATGTATGTACAGTTACCTAAAAAGATACGACAACAATACGAAGCACTAACTGACGATTCTGTTTTATATACAGCTAACGGTACTATCAACGCAGTACACGCTGGTGCCCGGGTGAAGAAGCTGTTGCAGCTTTGTACGGGTGCTGTGTACAACGAAGACGGAGATGCTATCGGTATACATGACGAACGTTATGACATGGTTATGCAGTTAGTTTTAGAAAGAAATCAGTCACTAGTTGCATTCAACTGGCGGCACGAGAAGGATGCGCTTGTAGAAAAAGCAGAGAAGCTTGGTATCTCATACGCTGTAATTGACGGCTCTGTTGCCGCACACAAACGTAAAGAGATTGTAGATCGCATGCAAGCCGGCCAGCTGCAAGTTGTGTTTGCACATCCACAATCTGCGGGTCATGGTCTTACAATGACCAAAGCAAACACAGTTATCTGGGCGTCACCTACATACAACGCCGAGCACTATCAGCAGTTTAACCGTCGTATCTATCGAGCTGGTCAAACTCAAAAGACTGAGATCATACAGATTGCAGCTCGTGATACGTGGGAGACTGATGTGTATGTAAAACTGGAAGGTAAACTTGAGAAGATGGAAGACTTACTCTCGATACTAAATGACTTACATCAAAACAGGAATTAGTTATGAAAGAAGAAATGAACGTTAACCAGCTAATCAATGAACGTGCTGACGTCAAAAGTCGCATGGATAAATTGAATAGAGAACTAAAAGACTTACGAGCAGAATCCGATTACATCGATGTTCTGCTTCTTAAGAAGATGGATGCGGAGGGTATGTCACGTACAGCTAATGACTCAGCTTCTGTATCTATCAACGAAGACACTGTTCCCGAGGTAACTGATTGGGATCAGCTGTATCAGTATGTAACGGAGACTCAGGATTTTAGTCTTATCCAAAGACGAGTCAGCAGTACTGCTTACAAGGAAATACTGAAATTAGGTGACGGAGTACCGGGACTACAACCACGCACAGTAAGACGCGTCAATTTTAGAAAACTTTAAATTATCAATGAATAAGGAACAATGAACTATGAGTAGCACAGCGTTAGCAATACCTGAAGATAAAATTCCAGCACACATCAAGAAAGCGGCAGGCCGTGGCAATGAGAATGTTGGACAGCAAGTAACTATACCTCGTGTTAAGCTTCTACAAAAAATGTCTGATGAAGTAGATAAACATCACGCTAACTATGTACAAGGTGCAGAGGTTGGTCATTTCTTGAACACTCTCACTGGTGAAAACTATGGTGAAGAGTTGTACGCAATCAGTATCACGTTCAAAACCGAGCACGTTGTTTGGCGTAACCGTGAAGCTGGTGGTGGCCTACTTGGTGCATTCGGTTCTCATGCCGAAGCTCAAGAAGCTATCAATGCACAAGAGAAGCCCGCTGATTACACTATCACCGAAACTCATACACACCTATTGCTATTGAAAGATCCTAAGACTGGTAAGCTAGAAGAGACTCCAATTGTTATGGACTTTGCTTCTTCTAAGCTACGTATATCACGTAACTGGAACTCTCAAATTGCACTGAAAGGTGGTGACAGATTTGCTGGTTTATGGAAGATCAAATCAGTAGCTGTTGAGAATCGTATGGGTAACGCCTTCATGAACTTAGATGTAAACTTTGAAGGTTGGGCTCAGGAAGACGACTACAAGAAAGCTGAATCGTTATACGAGCAGCACTCTAAATAATTTCTGTTCTCCTATACAGAAAGAGGAAGGCTATGTAGTAAAAATGGCACGGACTGATCCACCGTGAGCCGCAACGGATCATTACTAGGAGACCTACCATGACAAAATATATTCATATTAATCAACACAAAATTAGATCAAACAAAAAGAACAGTGACAACGAACCAGTAATAACTGTCAAAGAAGGACGAAAAAATACTTACTGTCATTCAGTAACTATTCATGGAGAGAGTACAGTTATTTACGGCGGAAACGACAAGCCTGTGCTGCCCTGCGGCGCTCGTGTTGTTATAAAGACAGACGCTGATGTAACGTTTGATCCTATGCCATAAAGTAATATCAACAATAAGTATCAATCATTAGATTAAAAACATAAGAGCTCTTATAATGGCACCTATCTTTCCGAGGTTCCCTAATGATTACGTACATGCTTGCATTTGTTATTACAATGCTTTCTCTTATTGCTGTTGACGATTTAAAAGTCAGTAGAAACTTCTTACAACCTCGAAAAACTACACAAACCATTACCCATATGTTTGTTCGTAAATCCACTGTGAAACATCGTGCCGAGCAACACAATTCTCAAGATATTGCTGCCTAGTGACACTAGCATCAAAATCATCTGTGATTATCATCGCAGTATCTTCTACGCCTATAACAACAGCAACTTTTGCACCTTGTTTAACTTTGTTTAGCCATTCTATTTGCAGCTTAGATAACGTGTGCCTAAGAATAGTATTGTCTCTTTTAGGCAATGCTTTGATATATTTGTATTCGATGAAAAGAACGCCCAAAGGGCCAGAGTAAAAAGCATCAGGCACTCCGCCTGCATACGTGTCGTGTATCTTCCATTTGTGAACTTCAGAAGAAAGTTTGTTATGAATAGACTTAACAAATCCGTGTTCGTTCATGTCCAGCTACTTAAGCCAACTCTTTTCCAAGTATTAGTATTAACACAAATATAAAGATAAGAAGAGTCCCAAGTTATTTGACCTTTTTTACCGGGAGCACCAGCATTAGCAGGGGTTCTTGTTTGGCGTAATCTTATGCAGTCTCCGTCTATATCAACAACTTCTGTGGGATCATTTGTATTGATACCCAGTTTAGAGTTGTCTGCATTCTTGTGTAATAGTCCTTTAAACTTAGAGTTAAAACCACGGTTCTTAGAATCAATAGTAGTTGTATTAAACTGCGAAGCTGTAGCTTTATCTAACACATCACCATCAACCAACTCACGTAAAGTAACCGCCCTATCTATAGAAGTACCTCTAATACCTAATCTTACTTCTAGTATTTCAGAAAGAGTCTGTAAATACCTACGCAATGCTGGGTCTGTATTTTGTGGTACTATAGGTATCCCGGGTATTTTAGTAGCGCTCATTATGATAATGCCCTTAGTTCGTCCATAGTTTCAGCAATGCACACGCCGTACAGTTTGCCCTCACCTATTATTTCAATCTGCCATTCAGTAGCAACAGTAGCCGGTAGCCGAACCTGTATAATAGGATTACCGTGCATACTATTTTGTGTAACATTTACAGCGTGCGCCCCTGAAATACCGGATGGAACTGTAATAGTTTGAGTTACAGCATTAGTATTAATATCATGATCAAAGTCATAATCAGCTACTTTGACGCCATCACCATATACTTTTACTCTAGTATCTGCATATGCGTCTATAGATAGCCAACCCATAGATGTAGGTTTTTCTGCTATATAAGTTCTAGTTTTATATGTATATTGGTACGCTAAAGGATCAGGATTAGCTGCTTCAAACAGCTTTACAGCAGTAACACCTTTAATTAGATACACGCTAGAGTCAGTAGGATCTTCATACCCACCATAAGGAAAATAAGAACGGTCTAAGCTAACAAGACGATTAGATGGGTCACTTGCTGGATCAAATATAAACCCTTTGATAGGCGATTGCCCAGAACCATTCCAATGAAACCCTACGTATTTGCCCTCATAATTAAACGCCATAAATTTAGCTGTAGAATAATCAGACATGTGTAAGTAGTTATCGTTCCAATCTTTAACGGAAATAAGATCTTTGGTAACTACTTGACCAGAAGTACCTGAAATAGCACAAAGGCCATCAGGGGCAGCATAAAAAACTGTATCACCGATTTCAACAACACTGTTTTTGTATACGCAAGCTTGCGAAAAATCAACTTTCACAGATGCCATTGCTGATGGATCAGTACCAGTTACAAAATACGGCTGCCCTTTGGTTAAAGCTACAATACCGTTGTTTGTTCTAGCAATTTCAACAATCTCATCTTGGATAGTTATTCTATATTTAACTGGCCATGCATGGGGCAGAAAAGGTTCGCTAAAACATAAACGTTTACCTGTAAATCCAGCCATTACGCCTTGGCCTACAGCCATTAAAGACTTCAAAGGCCCTTCTGGGTATAAAGTAGTATCTGTATCAGGAGGCCCTATCCAATCTGCACTTGGCATAACTTCCGATAAAAAACTTTGGGGATCGTCATCGATTATACTTGTAACTACATTAGGCGGAAAAAATATTATCCCACTGCCTAAAGAACTCATAGGAACGTCTTTTAAAAACTGATACTGAGTGTCTTGTGAACCTGTATTAGATCTATACACCCGTATATTGCCTAAATAATTTTCGTGGGTAAGCCCATCATTAGGGGTGTTATCAGCAATAACACCCGAATACAATCTTTGATGAACTATCTCAACTTGAGTTACATTACTATGCACTTCTACAGTGCCAGAATAAAGAGGGGGTCCCTCTCTACCATCAAGAGTTACATAGCATATTGCATACGAAACAAGCTGTGGGTCTTCTCCCGGATCAGGCTGTGTATTAGTACCGCCGCCGCTATAAGTCCTAACTAAATTACTAATTATGCCCGACGGTTGGGGGACTCCTAAAGGGAATGATTTTCTTGGGAATGAACCAGTTAAATTTGCTGTAACAAAACCTCTAGCTTGGAGCATAGAACTCCAAGATATTCGTGGGTCACCTTCCCCTGTCCAATACACGCGGCCAGTTGCATCGGCAGGCACTGGTCCTTGAACTGCAGATATATCGGCTTCATCCCATTGCAACCATAATTCATCTTCATGTGCATCCCCAGAACCGTCCGAGTGAATTGCATCTGTTTCCCAAAAGTATTTAAATATGGAATTTGTTTCAGGAGCGTTAGAATGGCCATTTAAAGTAAGTCCGGGAACGCCTAGATCGCCTTTTACTGTATCAATTTTCCCAGATTCTATAACAACGTTTTCTGCTGTTTCGGCATAGTTTTCAGGCAATAAACGTGCGTCCAATATAGGAGCTATCCCGCCAAACACTGTCTGCTTAAAATATGCCATAATATTTACCTGTTAATTATCTAGCTCTCTATCAATTAAAGCTGCTAAATTAGCTACTGCTATTTCATGTATAGCGGCTTCCCTTTTAGCTTTAGCAGCAATTTGTGCTGCTTCATCGTGTAAAGACAACAATTCTTTTACTTCATCCGATAAATCAGATAAGTTATAAACTTTATCGCCAACAGTAACTGTAGGTTCAGGGCGTTTCGCAATTACTTTTTTAGGCGTTGCAAAATCTTTTTTAGCTTTGTTTTGTTTTGGCATTATAGACTCCTTCTAGTCTTCTGCGTTAGTAATTCCTAATTTTGCTTTATTTAAAGCTACTCCATCTCGAATCCACGGAGCTGTAGGGTATGTATTAGTGTCTACTCTAGCTAATTGCTCTGTAATAGACGCTTCATACGCGTCTATTTGCTCTTGAGTTAGGGTGTTTTTCACCCAATTTACAACTTGCTCTTTCGTTAACTCTGCAAAGTCAACATAACTTTCGGATGTAGAGTCCGGAGTAAATGTTAACTTGCCGTCACACATTGCTAACCCGTCAGAAATACTATAGTGGACTTCAACAACGCCCCCATCTGGGTTAGTAAGCACATCAGATACATCCCATAAAATAGCCATTTCTTATCCTCTATGACTTAATTCGCACATAACCACTAGTATCTACCCACAGCTCGCCAGACAAAACGCCGTAAGACCCAGCACCGCTGTCAGAAAGATATCTGCTTGATTTGCCTAGTGTAGGAAACCCAACTCCACTAGGGCCAAGCAGGGCACCAGTGCCGGTAGCCCAGTTTGTTGTGGTTTGCCGAATGTAAAAACCATTAAACCTATCAGTAGCGTCTTCTCCAACCCCAACGCTAAATACATAATGCTTATTGTCATCATATTTGTTCCACCTACCAACTGCAGTACATCCGTCAAAAGTTGAGTAAGTGCCGTCGCCATTATCTACAACGGGAGTTGTAACGCCTTGGCCTAAAGCAATGTTTGCCCACGCATCGCTGGCTACAGCACCATGCCCCGCAGCAAAACTACCTTGTCCAAATGCCTGCGAGTTTGCATTAAATGCGGCAGAAGCAAATCTATATGCATTAGTATAAAAACCCATAGCAACTCCGCAAGTTGCTTCTTGAGTAGCCCCATCTACACCCACCATAGAACGAACGCCCGCAGTAAAACCGCCTGTTCCATTACCATGATTTATACAACCCATCCCCAAAACAACGGCTCCGGGGCTTTTGTTATACATTGTTTGGCCAGCATCATTATTTGAAATCGTGCCGAAAGTTAAACTATAATTTTCAGCCATTTTAGAATAGTCAAGATTGCCACCTTCTAAACGGTCGGCGTTTTCAGCCCAACCAAATGCTGCTTCTTCAGTTATATTTAAGTGCGACTTGTGTATAGAATTAGGCCTTTGTACATCAAATAAGGTTCTTCCAGTTACACGCTGCTCTATGTCAGTATTTGCAGCAAAAGCATAAGAACCAGTAGAATCCGCATTTCTAGTAACTGTATACGTATAAGCCGTAGGCGAACAAGTGTTGCTCATATGGTAAGTTTCGCCACTAATCATCCACATGCCGGCTATAGATGCCTTACTCCACAAAATATTAAAAGATTTAGTAGTAGGGTGACCACTAGTATAGTTAAGAGTTACCGTATAAATACTATTATAACTAAAACTAGTTTGACTACTTTCGCCTGCATCCTGTACAACTACACTATCTACAGGATCTGAATTTGCGGATTCAATTGTTACGTCAACTCTGTTAGTGTTAATTTCTTTTACAGTAATATAAACAATAGAGTTAACTTCGGCAGTATTATTAACATGATAAACTAACCGTTGGCAGTAGTTCTCTGATCCTGTAGGAGGGGCAGGGAATACTGAAGACCTAGCAGTAACTCTTACGACTTCGTTATTAGTGCCGTCATCAATAGTTGCATAAAAATATTCCCCCGTATCTAACGAGGGAAATAAATCTCCATGTGCAGTAGATAACTTTATAGTTGTAGAAGTGGCACTTATAGAATCAACTATTTCGCCTGCCGCATTATTAGCAAACTGTTGTTTGTTCAGTTTCGGCATTAATTACTCTCCTAAGTAAAGCGAATATCCCAAACAATAGTTATAGTATCATTTTCAGTTCTAGAGTAAGTAGAATTAAATACTACTCTTGACACACAAACTTCAGCAGCGCCCGATGGACTATTAAAAGTTGCTAATAATACTGCTTCAGTAATGTCATCACTGTTAGTCCCAGTATACGTTTGGGTAAAGTAATGCGTATTTCTTGGCGTCAAAGCATGTATTGTATTTCTTTCTGCTGTACCTTGTGGCCCAAGGAAGTCTCTAGCTGTTGTACTTTGTTGCGCACGTTGTATCGTAAAGGTTGCAGTAGCAGCTGTGTATTGATTTAATACCGTTCTAGTACCTGTGTCAGTAACTTTTACTATCTCATCTTGAATGTTCTGGCCACTAGTATCAGTTATCTGCATAAAAAAGTGCGACGAAGTAATGCCAGTACTAGCTGTAGGAAAAAGCTCTGGACGTACAACAGTCATACTAGTAGCAGACGCAGACAAAGTAGCGTTGCTAAAATACGAATACGTTTTATGGAAACCAGCAGGCTGTATAGACCATGCCCCCTGACCAGTACCTAAAGTCTGAGAAGGAGTTATAGTAGTAGCCTCAGCAGATAGTAGTGTAGTTTCTACACCAGTATCACTGGAAACAGGCGCTGTATTACCCCTACCAAATCTTAATTTATTAACGGCACTATAAGCAGCAACAGGAGAAAAATATGCCATCCTATTGATAATATAATCTTGCCCAGATTCTACTATTAGATTATCAGTAGTTTCTAGGACCTCGCCATTTTTTATAAGGGTAACTATACCCTTTAATTCAGGTTTGTTTTTTTCTTTAACCATTTAAACTCTCTCCTATTATTTAGCCCTCTATAAGAGGGCTTTGGAATATAAACTAATTAGGAAATAGAAACGTCCCAATCAATAGTAAGAGAGTCATTTTCAGTTTTGTTTACAGCACTAAATACTGTACGGCAAAGCATAGTACCAGCAGACGAAGCATTAAAAATGCCAGCTTCTGTCAAAGCACCGTCGTGCGTAGTAGCACCCGATGGGAAAGTAGCTGAGTAACTAACTTTACTATCAGCACCTGAAGTAACAACAGACTGAGTCAATGCTACTCGTGTACCTTTTGGTGTAACCAAAGCTGAATTCCCAGCAGCAGCAGCAGTTGTACCTGTGCCTACAGCCATATGAGACATACGGTTTGGTTGGCTAGTTGCGCCCATACGCTCAGCAACCCAGTCTTTACCGTCCTCAACAACAACGTTCGGAATGTCTCGAACAACTTCACCATTTAACCTAATTTTAAGATGACCTTTCATCTTCATAGTTTCAGCAATACCGCTCATGTTTATTCTCCAAAAAATATATAATTAATTAATTACGGTGCTGTTAATAGCACCACTGTTAACAGTTCGACTGGCCAGACCACTTCCAGTGGTTAAAGTCGTTACCACAGTCTCAGCAAATGTAAAAGAATCTGCTGGTAGTGGTCTATTGTAGTTTACTAGACTAGTTACTATTACGCTAGTAGTTTGAAGCTCATTTATTCTTAACGAACCACCTACCCTCACAAAGTCCGTCACGCCAAAAGAACTATCTTCTTGGGCATAACTATAAATACCCGAAACACCTAGCTTTCTAACGTAAGAAACTTGTAAAGTCGGCGTATCATTTACGCCAAATAAATGTACTTTAGTTAAGCCTGTAGTAAACGCCTTAGATGTAATCGCATCTAGGATAGTAAAACTGCTGCTCAAAGGCAAAGTTATCTTCTTAAACACACTAAGATTTTCTGAGTTAGATATAGAATCTGCTAAGTTTTTAGTTAAATCATAATCAACAGCGTCAGAAAAACTAAAAGAACTAGAAAAATCCCTGTTATAAACAGCTGTTAAAGTGGGGGTGTCGGAAACACCAAACACGTTAGCTTTACCAAGCTCGGTGTTGTCAATAGAAAAAGTATCATCCATTGCAAAAGTGTCTGTAAAAGAACGCTTATTACTCGCAAAGATAGAAGCAAATTCTGACGGCGTAATGGTTTCTGTGCCTATAAATCTAGTAAACGAGTAATTAGACTCGTCAGACATACTGGCACTGTCAGTTTTTGTGCCAGCGGATGATATTTCTGGCGCATCTAAAATAGTTATAGAGTCATTAATACCCTGTTCATAAGAAATAAAAGGTTTAAAATCAAACTCAGTAGAAAAAGTATCTGTGTCAACAGGCCTAGTTATATCCAACTTAGGTTGATCGGTAAATGAGTAACTATCTGATATCGGCCTAACAAAAGTTGTGGTTGTAGTTGCAGAGTCGCCCACGCCAAATGAATCAAACTTATCCCTATTATCAGAGATAGATGCACCTTGATCAGCTAGTGTTATGCCATCACTACGACTAAGAGTTTGGACTTTAAACGTTGAAAAATGCTCATCAGTAGATTGGGCGTCTGTAAATTCTTTGCCAACAGTTTTCGAAGATACTTCAACAATCGTAAATGGCGATTCTGGCCCCATGTTAAAAGTATAGTTACTAGACTCTGTCATTCCAAAACTGTCTTCTTGACTATTACTATAGTCACTATGTACAACAGCGTATGCAGCGGCACTTAGAGAATCGCTAGTATTTATATCAAACTCAAAGCTATGGGCATCAGAAAACGTAACAGGTGTGTTATTAATTTCTCTTACATAAGTAGCTTTAGTAGTTGGTACGTCTACTACACTAAAGTTAGAAAACTCACCAAAAGCAGATGAGAAATCAAGCTCATCTAATATCGTTATAGCGTCAGTAAATGAACGAGATTGCGCTTTAAATAACCCTAAAGTTTCAGATTTAGCCACACTATCAACTATACCTTTTGTCGGGTTAATAGCTGAAAAGTCTGCAATAGATGCAGCATCAGAAACAATTTTTGTTAGATCTAAAGCACTAGAGTCTCCCATAGAAAAAGCATCTGAGAAAGAACTACTAGCAGCTATAAACATAAGTAATAGTTCTTCGGGTGAAGTAAATGTACTAGACGCCGCTTTAGTCGTAGCTTTGTCTACATCTTCTTTAATGGTTATGGGGTGATCAAAAGGCCTGCTATATGTAGTAGACGTAGATGCCGAATCCCCCATGCCAAAATTATTATCTTTAACAGCACCAAAATCATTACCCACAGATACTGAGTCATCCATAGCAAATACACTGTCTAGCGATCGGGTGTAAGTTGCAAAACTAGCAAGGTCTACTTCAGTGCCTAATGTTTCAGTATTATTTTTTGTTACTGACAATACATTAGATTCCGCTATTGTAACGGCGTCGTTTTTGTCTAAAGAAATAGATAACGTGTTTAAATCGCCAACAGATACAGAATTACTAATTATTTCTTTGTACACAGGCATAACAGTTAATACTTCATCTGCTTGCTGAGAGTCGGAAAAAGACTTGTTTAAAGAGTACGCTAGGTGTTCTACAATCGGCGCACTGTGAGATAGCGGCCTATTGTATGTAGTAGATGTAGTTAAAACATCTGCAAAATTAAATGAGTCATCGGGTCTAGCTGTTTTATCAATATCAGAAAAATCGATTATAGATATAGCAGAAGTCAAAGACCTAGAAAAAACTTTAAAAGTATTTACATTAACAGAAGTTTGTATTGAGTCATTTTTATTGGCTAAAAATAACAAGGACGACGTTTCTGCTATACTAACTGGTTCTACTTCAGATGATTTAAACAACTTTCGAAATACTGAGTCATCTAATCCAAGACTATTACTAACTATGTTTTTGTATACAGGTATAAAAGTAACTACGTCATCCGAAGAAAAAGAATCTTCTTTCGGGGTTGTGTACTTATAAGAGAAAGGATCTTCAAAACTAAACGCATCATCATGAGATCTGTTATATACGGTTGACGTAGTAATTACATCTGCCATACCAAAAGTATTAGAAGACGTACTTCCAAAGTTACTGCCAACAAGAGCCGCATCGGTTATGTCTACGGTAGAACTAAAGCTTCTAGTATAACCAAAGAAAGGACTTATAAACTCACTTGCGGACATTTGTTCTTGGTTTGGTATTGTAAAGCGCTTAGTAACAGCGTCCGTCATACTAAACAAAGATGCATCAGCAGCTTTAAACATTTTTGTAATTACAGAATCATCCAAACCAAAGCTATCACTGGATGTAGTGCTGTAAAGTGGGAACATAGCGAAGTTTATATTTGCAGATACAGTGTCTTCTGCAGCTGCCAATGAAAAATCCATAGACAGCAATTCAGTTATTGAGTACGTAGAATTAAATATACGTTTAAATATAGTAGAAGTAGTAAGTGTATCCCCTATGCCAAATGATGATGGAAGATTTATATCCCTATCCAAAGAAGATATGTCTATAAATGTAAAGGAATCACTAAACGATTTTGTCAGACTAGCAAAAGTAGAAACTTGTGTTAGTGTAGAAACTGTTTCTGTGGGAATAGTTCTTCTAAGTCCTAGGTCTTGTGCATCTAGCATGCTGAAAGTATCTGACTTTGTAGCATCGTAAGCGTAAGAAGACTCTTCAGAAATACTTAAACTTTCGTCTCTACTCACGCCATACGAAGAAAACATATTTATAGCTGTAGCAGCGCTAAAGTCGTCTGTTTTAGGCGTTGTTAAACCACGCACAGCATTTTCTGCGATAGAAGCAGAATGATCAAAGATCCTAATAAAGTCAGTAGAGGTGGTTAGAGAGTCTCCTATCCCAAAAGACGAACCGGGGAACACGTCTCTATCTAGGTTACTTATATCCTGTATTGCAAATGAGTCTGTAAAAGATCTTGAAAGCGTAGCAAATGTGCCAACTGCAACAAGAGTGTCTATATCATCGCTAACCGTATTATAGTACTGCGGATGCGTGACAAACACTGTTTCTGCAGACACTTGCTCGGTTTTATTAAGAGTAGGCTTCAGTACTGTTGCGTCCGCTATATCAAAAGTATTTGAAACAGCCTTATCAAATGCGAGGGTTGATAGTTCAGACATTCCAAAACTATCTAAGGTTTCTTTAGTAAACAACCGAGTATCTGCATCAGATACAGATATAGAGTTAGCTACGCTTCTTTCATATATAGCAGTTAATGTAGCTTCTTCCGCTAGATTAAAGTTTTCAGTTTTACCCATGTTAAACGTTAAAGTATTAACATCGGCTATACCTAAAGAGTCACTAGCTTTTTTAACTATCCTTAATAAGGACTCATCAGATATAGCAAAACTATCGGACGCGTCTCTAGAAAAAGCGAATCTATCTATTAGTTCAGTTAATGCAGATATACTTGCGTATTTTACAATAGACTCTATTTGTAAAAAATCACTGAGCGCTTGAACTGCTACATGCGTATGCTCTACAGATACGGTAACTTTTTTAACCGCTGGTTCTGCCTTAACTAAAGATACATCAGCAAGTATAGTTTTATAAGTAGCAATATTTTGTATATAAGTAAAATCAACTAATGCTCTAGCATCAGACCTAATAACCGTTTCGCCGGCCTCTTGCTCTTGTTCAGCCGCTAAATCTGCCGCTAACTCTTCGGCAGTCAAAGGCAGCATTTGTTCTAAATAATTTTCTATTTCTTCAGCAGTAGTACGTATCGAGCCGCTAGCTATAGAGCCTTGTATTAAAGATTGGCCTCTCATGCCAAAAAGATAACGTAGTATTAGGAGGCCATCGGTAAGGGCGTCAAAGTTATCATTACCATCAATGTCCAAATGAGCGGCTATATACGCTGCATTCTCTTCTACTTCTACTACACTTAAAGGGCTATCTGTCGCTATAGCCCCCCTCCACAACGGCTCTCCTCTAAGGCCAAATGCATATCTAAGCATCATTAACCCATCGGTTAAGGCATCAGCATGACCATTGCCATCGACGTCGTAAGAAATGTGCTCTATTTCTAGCGGGTAACTTTCAGCCCTAAAAACATAACCCGCGTCTGTATGATAAGGCGTGAAGTTTAAATCGGTAGTACCTCTAGCATCCCTATCTACCGCTACGCTAAATCTAACAGTTGCTAGATGTATTGATTCAGAAGAGCTTGTTGGCCACGTACCGCCCTGTGTAGGTAGCCAGCGTGCACTTACGACTCTATCAGTATTATCATCATTGTCTATGTTACCAAACACTGTTTCACTTCTATCAGCCATAGAAGCGTTATCAAACCCGTCAGTAAATACAGGCACTAAGCCTATAAGTGACAGTTTAGAACTATCATAGTGAAGGTTAAATCCTATGCCCGCAGTTGCACTGTTTGTAGGGGTAGTGCTGTAGCGTATCTCAATTGTTAAAAGGTCTTGGCCGACATACGCTGATGGTAAATTACTTATATCTAATATCTGAGCGGGGATATTCGGGTCGTAGACAGCCTCGCCATAGTCTAGCTTTACGCCTGTGCCTGAAACTGTATGGTAAAAATTAGTAGCGCGAGGGGTAGTGACGCTAACTAGCGCTCTCGGTTTAGAGTAGGCTCCGAGAACGGATCGATAGGTCATTAATCAAAATCACTGCGCACTTTAAATTTAACTAGATCATGTACGGTCTGCTTACCGCCGCCCGAGAAAGTGATTTCAAGTTCGCCTTCATAAGTGCCTTCCTCAGTGAAAGGATCGCTAGTGAATGGCGCCATAACTTTACCGGCTGCTAGGTCAACAGCGGTACAAGTTATAGTTTTATCTATAGTAGTAGAGCCAACTTTGCGTATGCGTAGGACAACGCTAGAGTTAGTTAGTACCAATGGGGCCCATGTATCAGAGTCGTACTCGTCTAGCGTTCTACCAGTCGCGGCAGTACTGCTGTCTTTTAGACTAAAGTTTAGTTGCGGTAGCGTATCGCCCGTAACCATTTTTATAGTATCTGAATAAGCCATCTTGTGTACCTATATTAGTAAGCCCAAATAACTGGAGTAGTTTCTCTTATATCTACATGCACGAAAGTTTTGGCAACACCTATACCATTAAAGCCTAGTTTCAGTGCGTTCTCTATAATGGCACGACGCTCTACTCCGCCCTTTACAGCTATGTCAGCGGCAATCCCCTGTCCGTGAGTGCCCGGGGCTTTTTTTCGTTTTTCGATTGGATGTTCTTCTGGATCTCTATAACCGCTAGTTACAATAAAAGGAAACCCGCAAGCTTCACGAAGCTCATCCAAACGGTGTATAAACTCTTCTGACATTTCATTATTGCCAGTTACTTGGCAATCGAAATCTTCTATCTTAAAATATTTAAACATATCTATCCTTTAAATAACCAAGTTACATATCCAACTAATGCAGCCCAGATAGAAAAAAATACTTTCTCAGCTGTCTTAGCCGTAGCGGCATTCTTCGCTACAACTTCTGCCGTTTCTTCTATCTTCTTTTCATTCTCGTCAAGACGCCACTCGTGTCTTTTGAGGCGAGCGTTCTGCCCGACAATCTGTTCTTCAACGCGTGCTAAACTAGTCAAGACGTCTGTGATCTTATCAATCTTAGTCTCTAGACGGTCTAGCCTTTTTGTTACTTGTGGATCAGTCATTTACGCAAACTCATTATTTTATTAACGCCTTTGATCCCGAAGCTGCTCGAGATGGCTATAAACAGTAAATATTGATACCATTCTGGTAGCTCTGACAATGCTGCAAAACTTTCTTTGACCCGATCCACTACGGTCATGTCATTCATAGCTATAGCATAGCCTACCATAAATATAGGTACAGACAATATTATAGTCCAAAATTCGTCTTTCCACGAGTTACCTGACGCTTCTGCCATCTTAGATTCCCAGTTAGCGTCATTTTTTATGGCTTCCATCTTTCTGTCGTGGACGGCTTTTTTCTCTTCTGCTTTGTTGGCTAGATACCCTTTAGCTAAATTAGCAACCGGCCCTATTAAATTTAAAAAACCCATAATAATTTCCTATAGCTGATTATAAATCGGTATCAAACGATCCTTCAATGTTCTATCTATTGAGAAACCATTTTCTAAAATTGTATCTACTGTCTCAGCAGTAGGTCCTAAGAAAGGCAGTATAGCATCCGGTGCGAAACCTTCTATGCCTTTGTCATCCCACTTAGCGTTTTGATGTGACATAGCGCCTAGTGTAAATATACCTAAGAATCCTGACTTATCAATTACTTCACTTAAATAAGTAGGCCAGTCCATACGATCTGTACGGAAGTATTTATTATCTGTCTCAACGCCGGGCAGTACTGCTGCCAAGCTCTGCTTAGTATATTCTCTTAATTCCATGCCTAACATAGCCAGCGGCATAGTTGCGAGAGCAGTAATAGCTAATACAGAAAGTGTAGCCGTCAACTGAGGCATACCCTGTCCGCCCATTTCTTTTCTTCTAGAGACCATCTCTCTATAAATACCGCCCATGATTACTTTGCCGTATGCATAGAAATAAGACTTAAGCTGCCAAACAAGTGCCCAGTGTGGATCAGAAGCCCATACCGGTCTTTCAGCTGAGTTTGGTCTTAGTATCGACGATTCAACAAAACGCTGTAATCCACGTTTGATTTTCTTGCCTTCGGGGGTAGTGAACTTTCTACCACTATTATTCCATGCCATAACTTCTTTAGCAGTTAGACCTAGCTCCTGTAGATACCTTTCAGATCTTGGGTTATCAAACTCATTACGTGCATGTTTTAAGATAAACTTAACGCCCATACCAGCTGCAAACTCTCTTGAGAAAGTTGTAAACCACTGCAAAGCCGTGTACTTAAAAAATACATCTGACATTTTTCTTACTTTAGGATCCATATAGTCAAGCTCAGCTTGAGTAACCCATGAGTTAGCTACAATCTCATTTGTCACTACACCCAAGTCCCTAGCAAGTTGTCTTGCTTCGGCACGGTTTTTAATAGTGGCTGGTATTTGTTTTAGTCCTTCTACTAAACCGCCGAACTCTTTTGAGTTAATTACAGGGCCTGCAAGTTCAGGTAGTGACGCAATAGCCGCAAAAGGTAATATAGTTATAAACTGCAAGAATTGACCGTAACTATTTACCTTTCTCCACATTGGGCTTAGTGGATTGGTTTGGTAACCCAAATGAGTAGCAATAATCTCTTGGACAACTTCTTTGTCTTCGGGAGAAAGCTTGTCCATTTCTGCCTCAAGTAGGTCATTGCCCTGCTCGTCTTTAGTATGTTTATTCCATTCCACACGTTTTACAACATGCCTTACATACTGTACAAATGCATCTTGTGGCTCGTGTAAGAAGCCCGCATTGTATAGGCTTCCTCTGTTTACGTTTAGCGTAAGTTGTAGGGCTTTTTCTACAGCTACTGCTGGATCAGTACCGTCTATCTCTATAGGCTTACCATCAGCTACGCTCTGGTTGTATCTTAGTACAGCGTTAATAGATTTTCTTACTTCGGCTTCGTTAGCCGTTGGGTCTTGCTGCATTATTAATTCTACAAACCCGTCTAAGTTTTCCTGTATAGCCATTAAGTTAAGAGCTGTAGGGAAGTAGTTTTGCTGACGACCTATATCAGTATTAGACGGGGCTATGTAATCGTCATAAATACTTTCTAAGAACTTACGAACTTGTTGGGCTTTTGGAGATAGCTGATCGGTATCTTCATCGCCCATAGCCTCAAGTAATGCAGCTTGGACTTCGGGGTCATCCATAGAGCCAACTTGCTCTTCAAATTTATTTTGGAACTCAGCTATCTGTCTAGCTGACGCTCCTACAAAACCTAACCCGCCATCTGCATCTGGGTCTTGAGAGCGTATGTAGAACATGTCAGCAATTTTTCTACCGCCGTGCAAACGCATAATACCATCCGCCGTTCTTACTATCTTCATTAAGGGGCGTAGTTTAGGATTACGCGCAATGTCTGCAAGTGCCCCTCGCCAATGATCGGCAAGTGCCTCACCGCCCATCTTAACAACGGCCTGATTAACTTCCTGTACCATAGCTTTCTGTACGAAGTTAGGGTTAGCGCTAGTGCCAGCTGTTTCGTAACCTTTTTTCTTGGCGTCTACAACTGCCTCGATGTAGGTTTCAAAGTCTTGAGAAGTGTTACCTAAACGACGTTTCATCGTTCTAGTAAACTCCCTATACATAGCTTTTAGTTTTTTCGCTAGCTCTTTAAAATGTTTATCCGTTAGAGATTTTGCTTGTTTGTTGATAAACTTCTTAGTTGCCCATCTAGCTACTTGATCTGCATACCACTCTTCAAACGCTAATTCATAGTCATAAGCATTTAGATAGTTTTGGTATCTAGGGTCTTTTTCAAAAGCTCTAAGCAGTCTAGCTCTTAACGCTGGGTTAGCTGTAGCCGCCGTCATCTCTTCTCTAAATAATGCGTGTCCAAACTCGTGCGCCAGTACAGCTGCATCTCTGAGAGTATTGCCTGATTCATTTAAAATAATTAAATTAGCTTTGCTGCCTGAATCAAGAAGAGGAACGTACATACCTCTTAAATTGCCATTACTCTGACGCATTCTATTAACGGAATCTAAAATCCAATTTACATTCTCTGCGCCAAACTGTTGCTCTAGCTCGCCCATAGTCATATTTACTAGATTTTCATAAGTAAACACTCTTGGTGGGTTTTTTAATTTTATAGCTTTTCGCAGATTGTTTATCAGACCCACTAAAAACGACTCTTCTACCCCAGCAACTACTTCAGGCTCAGCTCTTGTGCTGGACTCCGATTGAAGTCTATCCCGTATCTTAGTCATAATTCTTGGGAACTCTTGGCGCCAGATACCCCTGTCCTGATTATGTGTTATCTCAGCTGATCCGGTATCTAAAAGAGCCTGTCTAGCTTCTGGGTTCTGTGCCAACGATGCCTCAATTAGCTTTTCCATTAAATCAAGGTTATATCCGTTTTTTGTGTTGGCTGACTTTTTACCGACAATCTTCCTCCCGTTTACTCTAGCTGGAGGTAGTCTGTTGTAAGCATCATAGGTGACCTGATCAAACTTGCCGCTTTTCAGAGTTTGATAGGCATGTTCGACTGATAAAAACTTATATCCATTGTATTGAAATGGGCGGTACGCTAGGTTACTAAGGATAGTGTTTTCACCAGTCCCAAAATAGATATTTACCGGTTCGCTCTCAGGCTCAGCTTGCGGTCTGTTAGGTTGAGTAGGCTCAGCTTGCGATCTGTTAGGTTGAGTAGGCTCAGCTTGGTTGTTAGTAGTAGGTGCTCTACCTGTGCGTCTGTCTGTTTGACGATTTGCGTCTTGTACAGTTTCTGGCTGATCGAGCATTCTATCAACTTCTGAACGTCCGTCCGTCTCTTGGACTTGATCAGCTGGATCAAATTCCTCATTAACTCTACTGGTCTCACGGCCCATGACGTCTCTTTGGAAGCGCTCGAACGCATCCATAGCTTCATCTGTACCGGACTGGACAGCTACTCTTTCACCAGTTGGCCTTCCTTCAGAATCGACATCTTCCGCTATAACAGCTTCAGGGCGTTGTTCAGGAATAGTCTGAGGGGGAGAAAGCAGTTCACCTAAAGTAACTTCTTTCCCGTTTATAACAGCAGCTACTGTGCTGCCTTGATAGTCAGGGACCGGTTGATTGCCGAGGTCAAATATTGATTCGCCGGATACAACTACATCATATCCTTCTAGTCGTAGTTCTGTAAGTATCTCTTGTAAACCTTTTCTAGCAGCTTCAAATGGCGTTTGACCTTCGAATTTGCCGTCACCACGGGCTGATGCTAAGCGCTGACCCGCTCGAGTAAGATCAGCTAAATTTACTTTAATACGCTTGCCATCTGGCGTTACTAAAACTATGTTTTTAAACTTACTTTTCTTAGCTATTTTAATAGCTCTGTCTAGGAACTCCGCTTCTGTAACGCGATAAACTTTCTTATCGACAGGGTCTACCAACTCTATTAAGTTTGAATCAAACGATGTCCTTACAACCTCAAACTTACCGTCGCTATTTTTTCTAATTGATACAACTGCGTTTTTATTGGCACGTTGTTGTCTTACAGCTTCTCTTAAAGTACTTTCTGAAACTTCGCCTATCTCAGCAGTATCCCATTCTTGAGCGCCAAATGTGGCATCATAATCATCTCTTGCTTCTTGAGTGTTATCAAACACTCTAGACCGATCTGCTTTAGGCTCGTAAGTCCCTGTAACAGTTTCTTCGCCCTCTATAGTTTGTACGCCTTCTTGATTCTCTTGATTTTCTAGGTCAGTTTCTTGGTCAACCTCTGTTTGGGGGGCGTCCTCAACATCTTTAGGTGATCTTTTTTTACCTTGAGTCAACTTCTCAGCTGCTGCGGTTAAGTCTGCTAGTCCTATCTTTACTTTAGTACCGTCAGGTCTAGTAACTGTAACGCTTTTAAATTTACTACCTTTTGCTAGTTCTATAGCGTCAAACAAATCGTCTTCGTTCATTTCACGGATGGAGTCGTCAACGTCTGCATCTCTAATATCAGGCCCTTGTTCTTGCTGATATTTTTTAGCTCTAGTTTCTAGCGCCTGTTGAAGAGTTGTGACGTTTACAAAACCGCCGTCTGGTTTTAGCCCTTCTGCGTTTTGCATCGCTTCTTGTAAATTTTCTTGGCTAGTAACCTCTTCTGAAACGACATTTCCATTTACATCAAATGCCTGTACAACTATATCCGAGTTGCCTACTTCGCTTTTAGATTGACTATACCCAAGTGCTATGGCGAGTGCGCCGTCACTAGCTCTAGATTTTATAACCTCTTGAACAATGCTTTTATCAGTAGAGATGATGGTACCTCTACCGGGTATAAATGCTGCAAAAGCGCGTTTACCATCTACGGTTACTGGAGTAGCTGTATTGGTGCGAGCTTTAAGAGCTGGAGTATCACCCGCTTGCCACACTGATTTCTTAGTGCTAGTCGGGTCTACCATTGCTTTTAATTGAGCGTTTATGTCTGCTTGGGACTCTGGAGTAGTAGTCCCTGACATGACGTCGCCATACTGCTCGCCGTCAACTGTGTCATTTATGTCTTTGCCCCTTTTCTCGTCCATCATACGGCGGGCCTTGTCCATAACATCAGCTGTTGCGTCAAGAACGCCTGCTTCTGCTACTTTACGTACTCCCGTAGCTACGACTGTACCAGCCCCACCAACAGGTGCGCCACCCATAAACCCGCCAAACGCTGCTTCTGCTAAACGGAGTTGCGCTTCTTCAGCAGTGTAAGTGGGGTCCAAATCCATTCTATTTAGGATGCCCAGACCTTCTTGTGTGAATTCTGTAGTACCTTCTATAGCCCCAGTTCTTAAGGTATTAGTGGCAACTAGTTTAGCAAAGTCCCCAAAAGTAGAGCTCTCTTTAACAGCTCTCTTTTTAGCTATATTGCCAAGCAGTTTTACTATAGCTACTTCACCGGCTACGCCTATCGTAGCTTGAGGTAGGCCCACCAACGCTGCTCTAGCCGCTTGACCTTTGTCAAGCTCTTGGCCAGAGTCCAAAGCTTCACCTAAGTTAGATCCAGATAGCGGTATATACTCAGCTGTAAATGCGCCGCCTATGGTACCGTTTCTGAAAGTTCTATATAAAGAGTTCGCTAAGTCTTTCTCATCTGGGGTAGCCGTACCTTTTATGGTTCTTTGTATAGAGTCACGACCGATTCGCTCAGCAATCTTTTTACCGGTATAACCTACACCTTTTTTACCTAAGACGGCTACAACGCCACCAACGCCGCCGGTTGATACAGTTGTGGCTATACTAGGTACGGCTTGACCACTGAACTTAACAGCTTGTTCAATAAACCCAGTTACAGTTGGTTGTTCTAAAAACTCACCGAACGTGTCCATGTCTTTTACTGCAAGACTAGCGCTCTCTTCCAACCTTCTGGCTTCGGCTATGTTGTCGGCTATAGATTCTTCGTCTGCACCTACAAGCGTTTTAGCTAACGCTTTAAAGTACTCGACATCTGCAGCCATGCCTTCTACGCCCTGCAACATTCCGTCAGAAAAAGCCTCGGACAGGGTTCTTTTGTTCTCTGTTTCAGGGGTATCCGCTGTTACGGTAGTATCAGGAACGCCGGAATCTAACACTGATTGGGTTAGTGTAGATAGATAGTCGTTAGGATCGGCCATTTAACCGCTCCTTATTTTTTGCCAGTAAATGGATGGCGTTGAGTCACTACTGCCCTTAAGGCATCTTCTACTTTCGCATCTAGTTTTCTAAGGTTTCCAGCTTTTATTACAGAGTCTGTACTTCTGCCATATTGGTCTGTATATTCATACCCAGTGACCTTACCTTTAGATGAGTAAACAGGTCTAACTTTTTCTATCTCGAAATCAGTTGACTGAATGCTGTCTTTGGCATTAGGTCTAAACCATGCAGCTATATTCCCAACCCAACCGGCATCGTTATCTTGGGCATAGCCAGCAACCGTAGTACTAATCAAAGCGCCAAATGCTCTTGTCCATTCGTCTCTAACTTGTGGATCTTCCGTATTACGTATTCTAGCTAACACAGTTGGTAAAAACTGTCTCACTAGGCCGTTAGAAGTGCCCTTACCGACGTAGTTTTCTTTGAAATCATCACCGAACACTACCTTGTTAACGCCTGTATAGAACGTATCTAAGTCCTCGTTTAAGCTTTCGTACTGCCCTTCGCGCCATTGTTTAGCTTCTTGATTTAATTTTCTTACAGCTATTCTATTTTTTTCTTGGTTTATTTGATTTGTCTGAGCTTGATTAGTAGATAAAGTAGGGTCGCCTGTAGAAAACAAGTTGTCGATACTAGATCTGATTGCTTTTCTGTTACTAGCATCAGGCTCATTAGCGGCCAAAACTGCTCGCATCATAGCTCGGTCTTTTGTATTAGCTAATCTCGTGTCCTTTAGGTCTTTTATACCTTTCTGTCTAAGTTGTTCAGCGGCATCTTTTAGAGTCTGAGGATCTATTTTTATTTTCCCAGAATCTATTTCCTCATCAATTTGCTGATCAGACTTACCTTCCAAGTCCTTAGTTAGTTTAACTAATCCAGCAGTTGTGTACTTAGTACCCACTTCTTCGTCAATTTGGTTTTGTATGTTCTGTGCCTCTTCCATAAGATCTCTTTCTATAAGAGCATCTCTACGGGACTCCAAATCTCTTATCTTCTTAACAGAAGCTTTATTAGCCCTGTCAAGCACTCGGTTACGGTCTTTTTCTACCTTATCTATTTCATTATCATATTGCTCACCGCCTATCTTACCCGATGCAAATCTCTCTTTAAGGGCGGCTACTTCAGCATCAAATTCTTCCATCTGTACACCGAAGGAGCGTTTTGTTGTTGGATCTATTAAGTTTTTATCAATGTTGGCACGCTCAATATCCCCTCTCATGGAATCAGCAGTTTTATAGAATCGCCAACCTTCATCCGCGGCAGCGAGAACAGTTTCTTCTGCTTGGGCACGGGCTCCACCCTCTTCAAACGTGGTTCTCTCGCCAACTTGTACATCTGCTATATTAGTTTGTATTTTTCGCTCAATCCCTTGACCGACCGTGTCATCTTCTGGGTCTATATCTTGCTGTACAGTGGACAGCACGTTCTGAAAATCCTCAAAAGAGGCGCCAGATGCTAAGAGGTCTAGAACTCCGGACATTGCTTTTTGGTCGCCTGTAGCTGCCACGACGTCAATTATATCGGCTAACTGAGCGTTGGCTTCTAATCCATCTAGAGCATCTCGTTCTGTTTCTGCTGCGTTTGCATCAGCCCCCACTACATTTTGCTCTTGTACAATTCTAGTAATATTTACAGAACTTGCGTCGCCTGCTGTTTTTCTATAGCTTAAATCTACTAGATTGGTTAGTTTCTCAGGGTCAAAAAATACAACATTATCCTGTGCATCGGCAGTTCTGTTTTCAGTTATAGCTGAGTCTACGCCTTCAGCAGTTCTTACAGTAACAGCATATCTACCAGACCCGTCTGGGGCTGGGACTATACCGGTGGCTGTAAGACCGGGGCCAAGCATTTTTTCGGCATTAGCATTTATCTGCTGTAGGCCTATATCCAAAACGGCAGCATCGCCATTTGCTATGCCTTCATTGAATTTAGCTTTATCAATACCTGTAAAATCCTTGTTAACTAGGCCAGCGGCGCTAAACAGTTCGATAGAGCTATTAGCTTTCTCTACTTTAATCTGCCTGTCTTGCACATTTTGAAGGCGGGCTTCTTCCTTCTCTTTAATAGCAGCAATCTGACTATTGTATTCTTCTGTTTTTAGATTAGAACGCTCTATTTCGGTTTGCTGCCTATCCTTGAACTGTTCTGCTTCTAAGTTAGCACGCTCTATTTCGTCTTGCTGTCTATTGCGAAACTCGTTATCCCTGCGTTGCTGATTCATGCCTTGTATAGCACTGAACCCCGCTAGAAATGCTGAACCTACATCTTGAGTAGCCATATCTTAGAATCCCATTAAGAAAGCAACGCCCATACCGCCGAGCGAGCCTAAAGTTGAATACGTTTGCGCTTTATGTTGCGCTCTTGCCTGTTCGTAGGCATTTTTACGTTGTGTAGCGTCTGCTGCAGCTCCACCCATTTGATCTTGAGCGGCTCTATTAACCCCTTGACCTATGTCTATAAGCTGAGCCAATAGCCCTTGGTTTTGTTCGCGCTGGGCAATACGAGCGTCGCTCATGCCCTGTATAGTGCTCAGAGTATTCTGCCTAGTCATCGCGTCTCGTTGTGCTTTTTGTTGGGCAGGCGTTAATGCTGTACCATATCGGTCCATTTGGCGCTGTTGTACTCCCTGCATAAGGGCTGGAGTTGAAGCTAAATCTTCTCTAGCTTGGTCTATAAGAGTAGTATCTGTTTGAGACTTCTCAATCAAGTCTTCTTCGAAATCACGGTAGTTTTTAACGTAGTCGTTAAACTCCATGCGAGTCATTCTAGCGTATATCTTATCTGGATCCTCTTCGATCGTCCTTTTACTAAGCTGTTTTATCCTCCCGCCTAAACTTGAGGATTTCTTGCGCTGTACAATGTCCCCGTACTGATTGCGAACAAACTCGTGATTATTCTTAAGAGCGTTACCCTCAACGTCTACTGTAGCTTGCCCTAACTCGGCATCACCCTTGTAAAAGTGATCTTCCATCCTTTCGACCCGCTTTTTTCTGCTACGTCGATATGCACCAGCGCCTATACCGGCTTGGAATCCAATACCCATAAATATACCCCCCTAAAATACGCTCTTAAGTGCAGTGCCGAACGTAGCCAATGGAGACCCTTGAGATACGCCTGCGCTGTTAACTGGGTTAAAGAAAGTGCCCTTAACTTGTTGAGGTGCACCTACGCCTGATTTCGGCTGTACTGTAGCGGTAGTAGCCATGTTGTCCATGCCCTGTGCTAGGGCAGAGCCGGCTATCTGGGCAATAGCAGCATTTTTAGCTGCTTTAACGTCTGCTTTAGCTTTAGCTTTAGTTAGGTTCTGAGAAGTCTCTAGTCTAGATGCTTGTGACATACCAGACTGCGCTTGTGCTGCTTGCCCTCTAGCGGTTTTAAGAACGCCAGACTGCATGTTACTTTGTATCTGCTGCCCTTTTTGAGTAGCTAGCCCCAGCTGCCCTGTTGCGCCTCTAGTCAAGTCACCCACACGTTCAGCATCTTGTGCCTGAGAAAGATTCATATTAGTTGTCAGCGCTTGCATAGCATCAGCATTAGCACGACCTCTTAGTGCTCTTGTAGGAGCGTCAGATTTGGACTGGTCACGCATTTTCTGTAGAAGTGGGTCGTACTTCTGTTTGAAATACGAGTACTCTTTATACGCAACGTCTGCGGATGCTTTTTCAGATTCGCTAGGCTTGTAGTCTTGTTTTTTAGGTTTTGATCCCATTACAATTTTCTCGTATAAATTACCGTGTCTTTTTCCCAACCAGTGTTTAGAAAATACTTCTCCATAGCTGATATAGGAGTTCTCGTTTCTAAATAATCATAACCTGACTCTGCGGCTACGCTTGCAAAAAACTCTTGATATTTAACAGCGCAATTTTGGCCCCTTTCTCTAGCCCACGCTACCCATATTAAACAAGTTTTTTTGCCGTTGAACTGATCTACCTCAGTAGTAGTTACAACAAAACCTTCTGGCGCTACCCACAACCCTGCCCTTTGAGTTGCACATGCGGTGTATATATCTTCCGGTATAAATGTTAGTTGGGGATGTTCTTTTAAAACTTCTTCAATCCCCGGTCTTACCCAATGCCATTCACTTCTTACATCTGCACTTACTGGGTTAGTATTTATTACCGTAGTCTCTAGTTCTTCTCTGCCATGATCCTGACTTTGCACTTTGGATTCCGCCATATTTCACCTTCCTATATACACCTGTATTAGCTCCGCGAGCCTGCTTCTCTGCACGCTCTACACCTTCATTAAATAACCCTGCATATACCCCAGCTGCGTTCATATCTGACCAAACAGTATTGGGCATACGAAGTAGTCTAAATAATGCACCATTTACTATAACATCTCTATAGTTATTCATCACGTCATTATCGCAACCATTGCTGGTATATGTAGGTTTTAGTACGGCTCTAACTACTATACCTTGCGTTAAGTTAGCGGCTGGAACGGGTGCTATGAAGAAAGAAGTGTTGGACTGCTGTACATAGTACTCAGGCTGTCCAGTTTCCTCTCTCCATTTACGTATACGCTGTTCCAGTAAAGTGCTAGATATAGGTTCTAGCTCTTCACCGTCATAGGTTACCCATTCTATTCTATGTACAGCTGTACCTGAAGGGGCATCAAAATCGTACTCGTACCTATTTGCTACAGCTGTGATAGGGTCTAGCTCTTTCCTGTAAACGCCTGACCTCTCGCATAGCTCTATAGCTGCTGCTCTAATATTAGTTTCAGCAAGAGTGTCTATACAGCCGTTAACGTGTGGTAACACGTCAGGTAGTAGCGTTTCATATGAAATCGCCATAAATCAGACCCCTATTGTAAGTTGGGTGGGTTGCTAGCCTCCACGTTTGGAGACGATACAGTATCTATCTGTGCTTTACCGGTTACAGATGCTGAGAATAATTGATAATGGTTGGCGGCACGTTGTTGGTTGCCAGCGTACTCAGAATCTTTCATGTATGCCATGTAAAGAACGTAGTTCATTACTGCGTTGCCGAAAATATCTGGTACAGACAAAGCAGTGCTCCCAGTGACAGTAGTAATTACGGCTGGGTTCTTAGAGTACATGATCTCTAGGTATACAGTAGACACCGAGGACACTCCCGGATATACGTAGTAAGTTCTGGGGCTTTCTTCGTTGTATATGTAGTGCTTAACTTCACCGCCATGAGCTGCGTCGCCGCCCACAGTAGAGTCATGCCAATCGGGGGTTTGTGAATCTAGGATATCGCCGTCTACCAACCTTATAGAGCGTTTGCCATCGTACAAAGTATTGTCGTTGGCATTTTGCGTCATGTTTCTAACTACTTTGAGTAGTCTATTACCGTCAGCTGGTATGCTTTGCTTTGTGCCAGCATCTAGCGTGACTATCGCAGTATTTGACATTGCATCGGGCTTGAGTAGTGCTACTTCTCTTTGCGCATCATTGATCCACAAAACCAACTCTGTTTGAGGCCATCTAACGCCTGTAGTATCTTGAAGTACTGCCTGCACCCTGCTTATTAGATCATTTACTAAAATAGCCATGCTTTAACACCTATAGGTTTAGTGCTGCTTCCCAAGCTGCTTCGCGCTCATCACTACGAACAGTTCGGCCTACAGCTTTGTTGACGATAGCAGCCTTTGGCGTACCATCTACTTTAAAGTCTTCTGGGTTACCCTGCTCTATTAGGTTAGCTAAGCATTCCATTAGAGCTGGATCAAATTCTTCTGTAGTCTCTTCAACTACTTCTTCAAACTCCGCATCTTCTATCTCTTGCGGAGAAACGCTATTCTCGTTATATAGCTTAGCGCCCATCTGTAGCGCAAGTGTGCCTAATTCTTCGTGGCAAGGGTTTAACTCTCTAACTACGCCAGCGTATAGTCTAAGCGCTTGACCTGATGGATGTGGTACATATAGGTCTTTGTCACTAATAATCTTCATGATGTGTATCCTCTTAAAAACTAACCCCCCGAAGGGGGTTATAAATTACGCTGCTACTAAAACACTTAGTTTGATTGTGCCAGATGTAGCGCCTGTAGCTGGGGCTGTTGCGACTTTTAAGTCTATAGAGCCGTCAGCTGCAAAGGTTACAGGCTTAACTAGTAAGTTAGATGTTCCGCCTGCTTGACCCAAATTACTGTCATCTAGGAACAGGTCAGTATCGCCGTCTGTACCCAAGTCAAGTGTAATTGCTGGAGAGCCGTTGGTGTCTAAGTCGGGAACTTCCAAGAAGTAACCCAATACTGTTTCACCTTTGTTTATGTTTACTAGCTGAACAATGTCATTAGCCGCAAGAGCAGCTGAGATAGTGTATTCGCCAGCTCTAACACCTACATCCCCTTGCGGGAATGGGATGTATCCCATGTCATTAGCCACGGAATCTGATTTGAATGTAGCCATTTCTATATCTCCCGAAGAAACCCCCTCCTAAGAGGGGGTATAAGGTTTATTAAGACTGTAGAGTATCTAAGCAGATAACGCCGAAGTCTTGTACAGAGCCACTTGCGTCGCTGTTGTACTTAGGCTTACGTAGACCGAAGATCTTACCTACAGAAATACCTGACTGGTTACCGTAGTCGAAAGTATCTTCAACCATTTCAGGTAGACCGATGTCAGCCATAGCAAGAGCTTGAGCACCACAGAATAGAGCACGACCGCCGTTCTCAGTACCGGTTGCGCCCCACTTAGAGCCAGAAGCAGCACCAGAAGTGTTGTATACGTGACGGAACTCATGAACGATAACGCCATCAACCATTACGCTTGAAGAACCAGCGAACAATGCGTTGCTTGCGCCACGAACGCCAGCGTTACGAACGTTTTGAATGAAGTCGTCATCCATTTTGAGGTCAGCCATTTGCTGTGGAGTAACGAACATGTGGAACACTTCTTCGCCTGCACCAGCACGGATACCACGAATGTAGCGATCTTTAGCTTTAGCTTTCAAGCTAATGATAGCTTTGTAAGTTAACTTAACGTGACCGTTAGTAGTAGTGTCACCAGCAGCTAGCTCATTGCTAGTTTTTAGTTTGAAGTGACGATCAGAACTTGGACCAGATACGTCTGAAGCAAACTCAAGATCAGCAAGATCGTGACCAGCGCTTGCAGAAGCAGCACGTAGCGTACCGTTGTTTTTGTAAGTGTAAGCAACGCCTGAAAGGGTCAAGAACGCTAGTTGGTCAATACGGTCAGCCATTGCATAAGCAAGAGCGTCACGAGATTGCTCACGGAAGTTAACAACAGTTTTTTGGTCAGCCATGCGGCCAGCAATTCTGTTAGCAAAACGTAGTTGATCTAACTGAATGCTGATGTCATAGGCGCGTAGCGCTTCTTCGTTGCCTTCTAGAGTGTTATCACCAGTGATACCGTCTCCAGTCATGTCAGCAAGCAAAGTGATGTTAGCTTTTGTGCCTTTAGCTGATTTAGTAAGCTCAGTAATACGCTGAACCATAGCGTTTGAGCCAGTTCCAGCGAACTGATTGATGAAAGATTGGTTACGAGCAACTTTCCAGAAGTCACGTGACCATGCTTGTAGTTGGTCGCCTGTTAGCGTACCGAAATTAGTTAAAGCCATGATAGGCCTCCTTATAAATAGACAAAAATAAATATGTGGCAAAACGCCACGCTCTTTTAGCCGACTTAAAGGAGCGGCTAATCCGTAATTCCCGTATCGTGGGACAACGAACTAGCGCTTTTTAACGAGGTGCGACCTCGACAGGTTTTACGCCTTGTGTAGGCGAAGGATACGTTTTTTACGGCTACGGGCCGACCAGTTATCGTACTGATAGACGAACCTAAAATAAATAGTATCTTAAGTCTAAAAACTATGCAAACTAATTAAGGGGATTTGATAGATAATCCATACCATCCCATAAATCTTGTATCTCCCTAGTTATCTTGTCTAGGTCGTACTTACCCAAATCACCGGCTGCTCGTTCTGCTTTGTCTACAGTTGTCTGCATTTGGATGACTTGTTCTTTGAGTTCTTTAACTTCGTTTTTGATTTCCAGTAGCTTCTCTTGCTGTTCGGCTATGGTTTTAAGATTTACGCCTAGTTCAGCTAGTTTGCCCTGCAACTTTGGGACGTCATTATCAGTAAGTTGTGTTTCTATAAGGGCTACTTGTTCAGTTAATGGAACAATATTCGGTATTTTTCTAGCCTCAACGCCCTCTAAACGAGAATACAGGCTACTAGCTGTCCACACGGTGCCACCAATACTGGTGCCAATCGTTAGCACTATTGCGATCCACACACCCTTGAAGCTGGTGTTTCCTATCTTTAATTCAGTATTTTCTAGGCTCATTCACATTCCCCGTTCATAAAGCAGTTATACCCGTTAGCAGTCGGGCCTGTTAGGTAGTAACCCGAGTCAGATCCTATAGCCAGTACATCTGCTTCACTAACGTATAGGTCTAGCCCGAAGCCATCATTACCGTTTAGAAATACAGCAGTAGCATTATTAGTGCTAGCCCATTGCATGCTTACCCATTGCTGGTTAGCACTGTATGTAACTGTAGCTTGTTCTGCTGTCGTATTATTGTTCTCTGCCCCCTGCTCTAGAAAGCCCACCGCGTCTGCGTTTGCGGCTACTGCAATGTATGCGCTTGCGGCGTTCGCGTGTGTTTCAATATCGTCGAGAGACTGGTTGTACGTATCGACTTCTTGTTGATCAATAGTTAGCACCTCTGCATTAGCTACTACGAAGTCTTGTACAGCTGCTTCTTCGTCTGGGCTAGATGCGTCTTCTGCCATCTCAGCAACCTGTACTACCTGTACCATGTCAACCACAACTTCTGTAAACGTATCGACAGCGGCGTCCATAAGATCTAGCTCTTGCATCGCTTTCTCGTTAAGGACATCTTGTACAGAACCGTACGGCAGATACGTGCTCATACCTGACAACGCATTGTTGTAAGCGTCTAGTTGTTCTGTGCTAATGTGAGCGCTAGATGACAGGGTGCCATCTGACAGGCCTGTGCCTGTGTAGGAATACTCCATAGCCGCTCCAGTAAGAATGATCCCGCGATCAATCTGGTCTACTAAAGCGCTAGAAGCGTCAATTAAATTATCTAGTTCATTTGAGTGAGCTGCGGAACTTATCGCTAACAGACTCATTATCATCAGTTTGTTCTTCATCGGATTCGACACCTATACCAAGTACTGCATTAAACCAAAGCTGGGTCTCTGTATACTTTCTACGTACCTTGCCGTAAGCGGGTATAAACAATGAAGGGTTACTCTTCATTAGAAAGTAAGCTCGTTTCCCAACAACCAGTCTGCCACCCTGTTGTACTGGGCAGGGCGTTCCTGACATAAACATCGATTTCCACACGATTTCGTCCTCGCACATCCTCGCTACAGCTGCGACCTTCATACCTAGATCCGATAGAAGTTTTGCATCTCTCCTCCTATCGCAGTTCGGATCAACTTCATACTCACCGCTAGATATACCAACTCCGACAGTCTGAAGCGAACCGCCGGAGCCTTTTAAACAGGTGTCCATACCATTGCTCATGTAGGTAGGACTAATCGCACTACCTACAGGCATCTCACTAGACGAACCCGCACCGTTATAGTGGTTGGTCGTACTAGTATCTGTAGTAGTATTATTACTACTAACAGTAGAGTCATTGTTATACGTGTTGAGACTGCCTTCTTGACTATTAGCACCCTCATCAGCGAATGCCCCGACTGACAAACAGACGAGGGCTATGGCAATCCGTTTCATACTATCTATACCTTGCTGTTTTCTTAGCAACCTTTTTAGGCTGCTTACTAAACTGCTTCCCTTTTTTAGTGTCAGCTCGTTTCTTGCGGGACGTAGCGGCATATTCCTTCTTGGAAAGGGCTTCTCTAGCCTTCTTGGGTAGATATCTTTCGCCTGTAGCCTTTGGACCCTGAGTACTGTTCTTTCCTGACTTAGTACCCCACTTTTCTTTTGTCCACTTAGTCAAAGACTTTTGAGCCTTTGTCTTAGAACCGGTATAGCCACCGCCCGATTTTTTGTACCGTTGAGTGGCAAGTTGTGCTTTCCTAGCACTCCATTGACCGGGTTTACCGCCTTTAGAACCAGCTTTTACTGCTGATACTATACGCTTCCACTTGGCTTCGTCAGTACGGGCCATTAGTAGCCTTTTTTCTTCTTAACTACTTTTTTGCCTGTCTTTTTAGCAGCTTTTTTAGCCGCTGTTTTGCCAGCTTTTGTGTATGGGAACTTCTTTTTACCTACCATTGGCATAACAAATACCTCTTACCATTTGACTTTATGAGACCAATAACGTGCTGATAGCTTAGATGGGCTGCTATCTTGAGCATTGTGTCTCGCGTAATAGCTCTTTTTACGAGCTTTATCTTTCGCCGTCTTGGGATTTTTGCCTGCTCCTTTAACACCTTGCTGGCCGAAACGGATCGTCTTGATCTGATCACCCTGTTTAGCTACCACTACATGACTCTTAGTAGGGTGACTAGGTGTTCTCTTCGGTTTATTATAGCCCGAAACTCCGGCTCGGGCTAATCGTGGGTCTTTTTTAGCTGGCATATATCACCTCTTAGAGGATGTCTCCTCGTAAACGTTTAAGGGTAGCTTCAGGAAGCGCATCGAACTCTTCTTCCGTCATGTTACTAAGGTCATACTGGCTTTCGCCTTTCGCAGAAGAGCTTTCTCCCGGCATCTCTGGCGGTTGTGAATCGGCAGCTTTTAGTTTGCGTGATACTTCTTTACGCTTCTTAGCTACTTCATCGACAGCGTTAGCTGTGCTTGCTAGTGATGGAGCTTCTTCATTCTGTACTAGATCATATTCACGCACAACGAATCTGGCTGCTTTAGACAATGCTGCAACTGCGTTTTCGCCTTTCATCATAAAGGCATCACGTAATTCTACAACTTCATTAGTTAAAGATTCATCGAACTGATCAGACGCTTTGTTGAACTGTGGGAACGCGCTCTCTAGCTCAGTAGCAGCTTGTTGTAGAGCAGTAGCTTCTCTGTTCTGAGATACTGTTTGAGACATCTTCTGAGTCATTTCAAACTCAATCTGTGCTCTTTCAGCTTTACGTATCTCAGTTCTAATTGAGGTTGCCTTTTCTACTTCACCGTCAAGCAAAGCATTTTGATACTCAACTTCTTTAGCAGCGAAGTCATACTCTTCAGGGGCTTCGTCCTCTGCCGCCTGTACAGCTTTCATATCTTCAAGTTGCTTCTGCAACTCTTTCTGTTTAGCTAGTACTTCGTCCAGTCTAGACTTAGGAACCATAGGCTTCTTAGACTTGGGCTCAGCGGGCTTCTCTTCTACCTCTGGCTCAGGTTCTGGCTCAGGTTCTTTTAGAGCTTCCGGCTCTTCCTCAGACTCTGCTTCAGGTTCAACATCTTCTGCAGGCTCCTCGGTCTCTTCTTCGGCCACAACTTCTTCGGATTCTTCGGCAACAGTCTCTTCAACAGTTTCCTCCTCTTTAGCTTCTGGCTCTGGCTCGTCTGGGAAACTTAGATCGATGGGGGGTGTATCATCCTCTTCGATTGGATCAGCTCCCGGCATTACATCGAAAGTCGTTGTGTTTACGTTTTCGTCTTTATCGTCACTCATATCAATATCCTATTGGTTGTTAGTGGGCCTAATGTTAGGTATGTCCACCTGTTGGGGTTTAACTGCTTCTTTCTTTGCGGCAGTCTGCATAGCAGTTGCAGCAATACGGGTTGCAGCATTAGTTTGGGATTGATTCGTTCTAGTCTGATTAGTTAGAGCGGCAAGTTCTCTACGTAGATCTAGCTCTTGCTGCTTCATGCCAATCTTAGCTTGTAGCTCTTGCATACGGATCTGCGGATTAGTAACTTCTGCACTCTGTACTTTAGAGATATTGACAGCCGCTTCTGATTGTAGCTTCTGAACTTCTGCTTGCATCTTAGCTAGTTCTAACTGTACTTGCTGCATCTGTATCTCTTGTTGTGCAGCTGCTGCTTGCATCTGTTCTTCAGACTGCTCTACGCCAGTCAACATACGAATGCGTTTAGCTAGCTCACCTTTTCTAGCTAGATGTGAGTACTCAATGATTGCATCATCTGGAATAGCTACGCCGACTTGACGTAAGTTAAGTGCTTCCGCGAATTGAACTTCATCGAAGCTATCACGAGCTGGGGCAGTAGCAATAACTACATCGTACTCACCAAGAGTAAGATCATTAATAATAGTGCCTTCAGGAGTCATCTGATTGACGACCATTTCTTCGCGTGGCTTCATAGGATCATCTTCGTTAGTAACCTGAATAACGCGTTGCTCCGTGTAGAACCCTTGAATAAGGTCGAGTACACGTTCTGCTAGATACTGGCGTGACTTACGCAAGTTATCTAGAGGTACTTGAATCATTATTGCGCCACGATTCTGCTTGGCTTGGATAGCTACGCCAGATACTTCCGCACTATCTGTACCTAACATAGAATCGTTGATACCTGAGATAGATTGAATGTTAGCCTGCGCTTTCATCGCAATACGATCAAGGCCACTTGGGATCTGGTTGGGTTGTATCTTAGACGGTGGGTTGGAGCCTCTGTTATATTCAAGAACAAGGCCTGTCTCTGCACCATGCTCCTCGAGGTCATCCGCTGTCATACCAACTAACGAGCCTGACTCTACCATCCAACCTGAGTTAGCTGTGGTGTTAACAATGTGTAGTTCTTGTGAAGCAATCTTGTTTAGCTGCTCTTGTGGGCTCAACAAGTTACGAATCATACCAAACGGACGCCCTCGTCTAAAGTAGGCGAAGTATGGAACAATTGTGAAGTCGTGATAAGGAGACCAATCGTCGTGCAGTACAACGTGGTCACATGTTACAGTCCAACGAACTTTCTTTATCATTTTACTGATAATGTTCAGACCGTACTGTTTAGCGAACTTTTTCTTCTTACTATCAGACCAAGTCGAAGGAGCGTGTCGTTGATCGCCTGTGTTTGGGTCTACATAGAAGTCGCATCTGCTAAGCTTCTTATGTTGACGTTCAATTACTCGAAGTGAGCGTACGTTGCGATACTCATCGTCCCCCGGAACCTGTGCCCCGAAGTAATCATCTTCTTGATCGCCGAAACGGTTCTCAAAATACTCAACAGAATCCCTGCCAAAAGTATTACCGTTCTCTGCTATAAATCTTAACTCTTCTGCTTTCTTTTTGCCATAAAGTTCTTCAATTTCATCAAGAGTCATCCACTTAGTTTCGAACACTTCGTTCCAGTTCTTGGGATCAGCGTCTTTAGCATCTGGATCGATGAGAATGTCTAGTGGGTCTTTGGCAGTGATTCGTATCTCACCTTCAACGTGGTCAGAGAAGTCCATGCGTACATCAAAGTAACCACGGCCATCTAGTATCAGACCGTCGCTAAATACTTGCTGTTCTACCCAATCGAGCTTGTTGTTATCTGCAATCTGCATGTATAACTTAGTAAGGGTATGTGCTACTTCTTCGTCGCCACCTCTTCGTGGTTTGAACTTAACGTCAGCTCTTCGTGATGACTGTTCACCGAGTACAGTATTAATAGTAGGAAGAACTGTGTTAATAGTAAGGGCTGGACGACCCTCTGATTCTAGCGCCATTCTATCGTAGTCATCCCATTGATCACCTCGATAGTAGGCATCACATTTTTGTGCCATCTCGATGTAATCTATATGGCCGTTATCTCTAGCCCGTTCGTATCTGTCCCATTGCGCTCGTGCTATTTCTTGCTGTTTGGCAGAACTTAGCTTCTTCATATTTATGCACTCATCGGTGATTTATCTCGTTTTGTTTTAAACATGTGAGGTAGTTTGTCTCTCCAAGACGGTTGATAAGCCTGTGCTGGTGCTTCATAAGTAGCAAACTCAGTCATCATTAAACCAATCCACGCTAACGCATCTACCTGATCATCATGTATACCATTTGGGAATCGCAGTAGTTCGGCCACAAGTGGGCCTGTAAACTGTTCTTCTCTAGGCAAATATACCATGCCCTGTTGCATACGGCCTTGTATTGCTCGCGCTCGAGCTTCTTTATCCCTTCGTCCAGTTTTTAAATCTTTGAAATACGCTTCGTGTAACCCTCGTTCACGTACGCGTTTTTCCAAGAACGGGCCTAGTGCCATCTCAATATGGCCTTTCTCAATACCTATTATAGAAGGTCGCCATTCTTCGTAGAGATCGAGTATCCTTTCTACAATCTCAAAACCGTCGTACTTACCTCTTACTACGTCTACAACATACAGGTTATCTTCGGCATCTACCCCAATAACCATACCTACTGTGTAGTCATTGCGATCTCGTTTACCAATCGCCAAATCCCACGCGCAGTAGTAACGCATCTCGTCAAGGTCCACATCTTCGTAGTCGAAGTATTGAATCATGTCCCTTGTAAAATAATCACCATCATCAGCAACTGGGTTCTGCTGATAAAGAGCTGACCAATCTCGAGGGCCAACTGCTTTCTCAATTCTCTTTAGGGCTTCTTCGTCGTAGCGTTCTCTATGTAACGCTTCGCCTGCTTTTCGAAACTCTTCATCAACTTCAGCTCTTGCTGGGTAGTTGACAACTTCCCATTGTTCGCCGTTATTGTCCGCTGCCTTGAGCAACCGCCCAGCCAAATCGTCGTCGTGCCAACGGGTGAGAATGACGAGCACTCCACCGCCCGGGGCGAGACGGGTATACGCTGTTGATGTGTACCAGTCCCACGTACTGTCTCTAGCGTTTTGACTTTCAGCATCATCCCTATTCTTTACCGGATCATCGATAACAAGGATATGGGCGCCTTTACCTGTTATGCCCCCGCCAACACCAGCAGCAACAAAACCACCACCAGTACTAGTAAGCCAAGCTTCCGCTGATTGGCTGTCTGGGTCAAGTCTAGTTTTGAACGCAGTTTTGTAAGTTGGCTCACGCAAGAGTTGACGTACTTTACGACTGAATCCCATAGCGAGCGAGCCTGAGTACGAACAGCTAATAAACTCGTGTTCAGGGTGGCGACCAAGGTGCCAAGCTGGGAAAGCAACTGAAGCAAGCGTGCTTTTACCATGTCTAGGCGGCATAAAGAGCATAAGCCTTGGAGACTTTTTCTCAGCAACGTCTTTAGAGAATTGCTCAAGCCTGTTACAAATGTCTTTGTGGACCCAGCCGGCTTGGTATTCTGGATTGAATCGCTCAACGAAAGGGAGTAATCTTTTCCTTGTGAGGAACCTGAGCGCGAGTTCTGCTTTTGCTTTTTCTTCAACTGAAACCTCCTCTGCCGTAATGACAGGTTGTTCAACGTCAATTGGTGTTGGTAACGCTTCTGCATAGTCTGCTTTACAATAAACGCAGACGTCGTCTTCTCCAGAATATAAAGTCTCTGGATGTAACTTCTTACAACGTATGCAAGTTTTCTTTTCTACCACTACTAATCTTTCGGTACTGGCGCTGTATATACTTTACGGTTGCGGCTTTTGTGTTGAGCCTGCATTATCTTTAAGAACTCTTGCTCAGCTTTCTTACGTTTAGCTGCACCTTCTTTAGTTCTCTTAGTTATTAAACTGCCTTTATCGTCTTTGCTATTTGCGTACATCATTATTTATCCCTCTGGTTCTAAATAAGTAGTGTCTTTACCCGCTATTTCTAGCAGCTCTTCGTCTGTTAGTCGCTCTAGCTGTTTTGCTGTAGCGTTTAGGTTGACATTTACCTGTACTGCATTATCTGGGGCAGTTAAACCATGTAATTTAACCAGAGAATCCACCGTATTTTTCATTTCGGTGGCTGTAGCAGAGGAATTATACGCCTCCATGTACATAGCATGCGCGTTTGTGCGTTCGAACTTTACTTCTTCGCGCATTTGTTCTCTAAAATACTGTAACGCAGTCTGGACATCTGGCTTTTTGGAGGCTTCAAGCGCTGTTTTGTAGCTTGCATAGCCTGCACCACGACCAGCTGCCGCGATTGTCATGCCACTAGCGATCAACATCACTAGTTTTTCTTGCTGTACTGTTAACGCACTAAGCGAAAGTCCCATGTAAGGTACATGAGACTGGAATTCTGTCCTAGCAGATACAGCATTAGTGGACGATTCTGAGACCGCCTCGTCGTTTTTCACTAAGTTCACCGCCAAGTTCTTCATCTAGGAACACAAAAACAGGTGCGTCTTCGCCTAATTCGTCAAATCCGCAACTTACTAAAAAAGGATACAGCGCATCGTCACCATACCCCGCATCAAAAAGTATTCTTTCCGCTTTATCAGCGTCATACACTAACACTTCTTTGCCTCCTTTTAACAAAGCTGTACCAAGTACGGCTTTATCGAGGCCTTCAATTGCTACCATAGAGATTTCCATAATGAATCTTATCCCAACTTCTAATTAATCGCAAGAATGTTCAGCTATAGTCTTAATCCACCAATAAAACATGTCGATTTGAAGACTATGTCTTAAGATATTAACACGGTAACAAACTAAGTGTATATTATGTGGCTCATATCCTTGATTTTGGTCTATTCTATCTATGGATGCGTTAAACTCTTTTTTACCGGAGCCATCTCTATGGTGAGTCATAGCAACCCCCGACAGTGCGCACTTACCGTCTTGCTTTTCCCACAGATCTATCAGGTGCTCCAACTCAACGTTGAACTCCATTGTTTTACTGCGACTGCTTTTTGCGCTTTGGAGAAGTTTATTTAGGTATTCTTGATAGGTACTTGACCATTTTTTGCGACGGCTAGCCTCTACACACTTTTTACATGTGTTTCGCAGAGCGCCCTCTGACATATTGTACTCCGTTACAGGGCGGTCTATGTTGCAAACTGCGCACCGTTTATGATCCATGCGCTTAACTATACACGTATAAATCGGTTTTGCTAATTTTTTGCGAAAAAATTTTTCAGAAAAAAAAATTTGAAAATTTATTTCTGAATCGCTCACTCACTATCTCCCCTCTCGGGTGCGCACCGTCCCCCAACCCCGGACTCCGACATTGGAACCTTGTATCGAACTTGCTTCACGGAACCTTGTCCATCAGTAACCCCTTGGTTTTAAACTTCGCTCCTCACGTCGCTCGTTGTCAGTGTGTCTTATGAATTTATTATAGGACTACTTGTCATGATCAAACTAACTATCTTAAACGCTTTTATCCTTGCACTCTCTACTATCTCATTGGGTGCTCACGCTTTACTTATATCTATTTATTACTAGGAGAAACATCATGAAACTATCTAAAAATCTAGCTTCTTATGCTCTATCAGCTATCAATGCTACTGAATCAGTCGCTTCTAAAGCTACTACTTATGCCAAAACTAAACTTGAGGAACACTCTAAATCTCCCTCTCTTCAAGAACAGCTTGAACTCTTCGTTGACAAATCAGGTATCGACAAAGAACAAGCCCGTAAATGGCTCAAAGAATCTAACCTCCCATGGAAATAACCTACCACCAGACCGCCGAGGATTTATTCCGAGGCGGTCGTCTTGTTGCGCACTAACCTTGCGTGCGTGCCCGTTGCGCGTGCGTGCGTGCCAATGTCCACTGACAGCTGTCCGTTGTCCACGATCAACGAATAATGTCCACGAACGAGTAGCTCCCAGCGTAGCAATACACAATATGTTGTGAGTTATCCCCTGATAATTGTACGTTGTCCTCGGTCAGCACCACTTTGTGCCACCTGTGCCACCTTGTGCCACTTTCTGTGCCACCTTACAGATAGAGCTAACATATTGATTTAGTTAGATTTTATCTGCAAAACAAAGGCTTGTGCCACTTGTGCCATGTTTTTTCCTATATAGTATATACAGGTATTAAAAAAACAGTGATTTTACTTTTCCATAAACGAATTTGAAAAGGTGGCACAACTGGCACATTTAACTCTAGCCCTTGTAGTTACTGGAAAAATGGTGGCACGAAACATGGCACAGTATCTGGCACAACTGGCACGAAACTTAAGACTTTACTTTAACATTGACCGCTAACCACGGATAACGGACAACTATCAAAGAAGCGTGGCCGGCAATGGCCAGCACACGCTAGTTGCTATTTATCCACAATGAATTGTGCATTTACAACAGACAGTTTACCGGGTACCAGCACGCGCTCCTTCGTCGCTTGTGGTCAGTGTTAATTGTGAATTAACTATGGAGGTAACCATCATGAGCCTACTAAAGTCTCTTATATATTCGTTTAAATTAAACCGCATGTCAGCACGAGAACTAGAACGTGAGTTATATACCGCGCTAGACATGCTTCAACCACCTGTCGAATTAAATCCTAATGAAAAGATGGAGGTGAAAAAGTGAGTACATTTATCGTTCTTACTCAAGCTTTAGAAAACTACGCAATGCCTGACTTGTATCCAGAAGCAGACCTGAAGTACTACTTCAAGTATAAGTTCGGCAATGACTATCGCGTATCTGGTTTCTTACGACGAGCAGATGCTCTTGCTTATGTCGCACTCAACCACTGTACGCTGAACCCTGACTATGTAACTTTCCCAACTAAAGTACTCACTGAAGATGAGTACAGGAAAGAGATAGAAGAAGAGTTCGGCTTTACAGATCCACAAAGCGTTGATGCTTTGTTCAACAGCCTAGAAGAGGTGGGCATCTAGCTCGCCCCTTCGGGGCTCGCTGTTATCACTCGTACTTTCAGTACTCGTGGTCAGTGGGTCTTGTGAGCTTATGCTCTTAATTCTTTTTAACTTGGAGGTAACCATGTTGTACGAAAAAAATATAACGCCAACTGTGTGGACTAAACTAAAGAAGCCACTGGTTGAATCTTATCAGCACCTTAGAGACAACCCAGCAGATCTTGTGCTGGTACTTGGTGCGCTTTTCGTTTTCGATATTTCAAACACACTTGATGATATAGCGGAGGATATACAATGAGTTTTGTTCCATTAAACCTTGACCGTGAACACTGGGAAATGATCGCTAACAACGATGAACCAACTCCCAGTCTGAATCACTTTGAAATGATGTATCAGATGATGCAACTTGCTGGCGAGCATGCAGAGGACTGCACAAACGCACAACTTTCTACTAAACAATTATTGGAGGATTTCTAAAATGCGTAATTCATTTATCGAAACTGCGTTGCAACAAATCAGTGAGTATCGTGGCTACAAAGGTGAAGTAGCTAAACACATCATGTCGTTCAACACTGGCGACCTTGAGACTGACTTCGAAGAAGCATTCATTGCGTCTGCTACTGACGAGACGTCGTATCACCCGCTAGCCATCATCGGCTTTCACCAGACGCTGATGGACAAAGTTTGCTGGAACGCTCGCAAGCTTTGGAACGCTCAGAACGAAGAGTCACCAGTGTACGGTGTCGAGACAGCTGAGCGCACTGCAGAGATTGTAGGTGTTGAGACTAACACTGACGTCAAAGAAGTAGTTGATCTTGACTATCAGAACTTGTTTCAGTCGCATGCATCGCTTGCTCAAGAGATGAGTGCAGAGGTTGATATCGCTAACCTTTACTACTTCTCGCCAACCAGTCTTGATGAGCAGACTGGCGAATGGCAACCACAATGTACTTGTGAGTCATTCGACGAAGCGTTTACGGAGATGAACAACATCACCGAGCAACTCGACGCGCAACAGAAAGACACGTTGCGAGCCAAGTTTGCAGAGAAACGCAAGGCTCGTGAGAAAGCTGTAGCTTAATACATACCCACTCAGTCTTCGGATTGGGTGGGTATTTTTGTTTTTTAATAAGGAAGCAAACGGTCGCTGGGCGCCCGTTCGTCTTTGTTTGTTTTTTGTGCGCACCCATCGAGGGCTAAGCGTGCCATGATTGGAGGATGTTATGGAAAGAGAAGATGATTTTGAAAAGCTGTTTGAATATGTCGATGCATACCTAGCGATCCATGAAGAGTATGCTCGCAAACTTGATATGTCTATTGATGAATTACTTGAGGCTAGAGCAGAATGGCAAAGCAACCGTGGCATGTAAGACAGAACTTTATGGTCTTAAAAGATGACTGGCCTTATGTTGATTTCAGTAAACCTTTGGGTGTTATATTTAATGACGGTTCGAAGCAACACTTTAGACACTTGGACATTGAAGGTCCAGTGTGGAAGGAAGTAGCTTCGTACGGTAACTATCACAGAGTAGCAAAAGTTTATAACCTTTGACAACGGAGAACGGACCATGAAAAGCGTGCCGAGGATATCTAGACTTGATCTTCTACATTGGTTAGGTACAAACAATGCAGTTGATACAAGAGAACAATTAACTCAAATTATTCTTGAATTAGTTAATGGTGATTACGATCTTGCCATGCTAAAGAAAGACATAATACTTTACAAAGGAGCATTCTAAATGAATCCTGAACAGTTTATTCGACATCTAGTCGAACAGTTAGAAGAAGCAATGGACGATGCTAATGAAGCTTTATCGGAAGGGCTTACTGATGGATCAGAAGGAATATATGAGGGCAGATTAGAGTTAGCTCTAATGATGCATACAGCAATAAAAATGTGGGAGCAGTCACAATATGCAAAATCTTAAACGTTGGTCATTAATTTGTTTGAAACACACGAGTCACATTGCTGCGCAATGCTTTGCGTTTATTGCGTGCCAATTTGACGATCTATCTAAATTTGCTGAAACAAAAATACGGGAGGACTAACCATGTTTACAGCAGGAATCATAGCCGCTCTTGGCTTTATCTTTTTATTACTTAAGTTTGGTATACAACGAGTAGCAAAGTTTGACATTGCACTCGACGTTGCCATTACTTTCTTTTTCATCTGGATATTTGCAGGCACGTTTGCAGGCATGATGGCTGGCCTTACTGCCGGTCTTATCATCAGCGTATTCTTGTACGTTGCTAGACGCGTCGTGCCAAAGCCACCGCCTAAACAAAAGCGTGAATACTTTCGTTGGTTCAGACGCAAAACTGCGGGGTAACTCTTATGGAAGTAAGTGAGATTGCAAAAATAGCAGAAGAGTGCCGAGTTAAAATTCTGCAGTGGCGTAACCGCCAGCTAATTGCAGACATGTCCGGCATTCATCTCAATACGCTTTCAAGGTTCTTAAGCGGAGGAGAACTTACGGTTAGTAATTTAGTTGCAATAGAGCTTGCCGTGGCTAAGTATCAACGGATCATTGAATACAAAAACTTGTGCTACACATGTGAGTAAAACTATGTTGGAAAGTAATCCAGTAGTAAAGGCTGAACTAGAACCGATTGACGTAGCGATACGCAAAGAGCGTAATCGTCTGTGGAACTTGGAAGACGAAACAGGTGAAGAGCAGTGCTCTCACTATTTAGAGTACCTATGTCGTGCCAAAGCACGAGGGGTACAACACATTGTCATTAACTTTTGAGGATAAGACTATGACCGATGAAGAAGTAGATAAAGAAGCAAGTACTCGTGCCGAGCGCATGATGGGCATTCGCAGTGCAATATTTGATGCAATACCAGATGAATCTAACGCTTACGAAATATGTGTATCAGGACTTAGCATATTTTTACAAGCAGCTTTGCTTATGGCTGATCATGATGAAAAGAAAGTTCTGGAATTAGTAGACCATGTAATGGAGCTAGCCCAAGACCTTAACAAAGCAGATGAAGAAGCAGGCATCTGGCCACCACAACCAGACTCGGTACATTGATATGAAAGATTCAGTTGAATGGCGACAAGACATAGCTTTGTCTAACAAAACAGTAAACGAAGTTATGGATAAGTTCTTTGATGAACTTATAAAAGGTAGAGTAGATCTGCCTATTGGTACAGATATATTCGTAACAGAAAGTAAGTTAAAAACGGAGAAGTCAAATGAAGACGATAACACTTAATGAGTTTTCACAACACGATGCCGAATGGTTGGCAGACTTAATCGACAACTACTTGCAAGACCAAGGCATTCAAGCAACAAGTTTTGCTTTCAATATAGAAGTTGATTATGAGGAAGAAGAAACAAACGGACCCCGCGAGATGAAGCTTTCGCTCGCAGACAAAATTGATGTAACAGCAAAAGTAGGAGGAGCATAACATGGGTAGAGATCCCGGAGATATATGTCGTGTAGACGATGACCCTTATTCAGATTATTCAGATTATGAAGAAGGTAAAGGTGTATTTAGAAGCACGCCTGAAAGAGACCCGGACGAGCTTCATGACGAGGCGCGTCTTTTTACAATTGATAACCCTGTTGATATTGGCCCATCACTAGAAAAAAGTGTACCAAGTAACAACTTAGGTTCACTGGCAGATCTATTGCCAAGTGAGGACTAATGGACTTAGACGAAACAATAGAGGCATGCGACAACTTAAGGCTGAAGTTGGAAGGCGTAGGCTTGTCTGATGCACTTGTAGAAATAATTACTTTTGCTTATATACAAGCAATCAAACATGAACGTGGAGAGGACTGATCATGAAGAACTGGACCTATGTAGATCTTATTGAGTATTCCGCAGGCTTTTACCTAGTTGCCGGTATGCCTCAAGACTGGGATGGCATGGACGACGGACAACTGTTCATAGGACTTGAAGATAGAGCGTGGCAACCGCTCGAAAACAAGGATGGCGAATATATCTGGGAGCAGATAGAAACAACGGCTAGAAGCCTAAATGAAACTTTTGAACTTGGAGTAAACATATGAGAACGATTCGACCTAGCCATCTATTCGATGAGCTAAAAGCAAATGGCCTTGCCAAAGTGAACAGCTGTATACACGCTGGTCCCGGCGAGGGTAAGTCACAACTCGTGTATCAATTCGCAGAAAGTATCGGAGCAAAGATGTATGAGCTCCGTGCCAACCTCTTCGATCCTGTTGATGTACGTGGTGGATTGAAAGTTGTAGAGATGGAAGACGGTACATACAAGACACGTTACGGTGTGCCTGAAGATTATCCGCCATCAGACTACGAAGGTACAGTTGTATTGTTTATCGATGAGATAACAAACGCACCGAAAGCAACACAGAACGCCCTGCTGCAGTTGTTGCTTGACGACAAGATTGGTACATATCATCTACCGAAGAACACAATCAAGATTGCAGCTGGCAACCGTGCTCAAGACCGTGCCGCTGTCCATGAGATGCCAACACCTGTCAAAAACAGATTTGCTCACTACACATTGGAAGCAAACATTGATGACTGGGTACAGTGGGCATTGAAGAATGACATCGATGAATCACTGATTGCATTCTTACGTTACAGACCAATGCTGCTCAGCGCAGTTGATTCCAAAGAGAACGCATTCCCAACACCCCGTGCATGGGAGATGCTTAATCGCAAACTACCATTTATCAAAGATGACTTCTACGGTTGCGCATCATTGATTGGTGACGGACCAGCTGGTGAGTACATTGCATTCAAATCAATCTACAAAGAAGTACCTGACATCGATGCATTAATCAAGAGCCCAAGTACAACCAAGGTTCCAGAGAATGCATCAGTACTGTATGCAATTGCTGGTGCACTTGCATCACGAGTTACTGATAAGAACTTCGATGCAATCATGAAGTATGTAAGACGCATGCCTGCAGAGTATCAAGTAGTTATCATCAGAGACTGCATGGCTAAAGACAAAGGGTTGATGTCACAACCCGCATTTACTAAATGGACGCAAGACAACGCGTCAGTATTATTATAGGAGGAAGCATCATGGCTTCAGTAAGACTATCGCATGAGTTACGTAATGAAATACGTAGAAACGCTATGGAAGCATTTGAAACTGCTAACCCAAAGTGGAAAGCAGACAATGGATTCCAAACCAAAATAAAGTATGCCATACAAAATTCTAAATGGCAGAACTTTGCTGAAACACTAAACGGTATGATTCAGAACGAACAACAAACAAGAGACACTAACCAGTTCGGTCTAGAACGTATCAAGGTTGATAGTACTAGAATCAATCACATAACACTAACTCGTAACAAAACACAGGAAGATCGTGACAACGAATTAGGCCATCCAAGATCTGATACAGTAGAGCTCGAGATCGAACTCGATGCTGCATTTGAAGCATGGTCTAAGGAAGGTATGTACGGTGGTTGTTCAACAACAGTTGACATTGAGTCTTTGACAGATGAAGACAGACTAGAGATCAACGACTTGATGACACAAGCTAAAGTATTTCAGAAGGAACTGAGAGACAAAGAAGACAAGTATCAAACATCAATTGTAAATCTACTCGACAACTGTAACACGCTCAAGCAACTGCTGGAGTCGTGGCCTGCAGCTGAGTCTTTGATTCCACAAAGCAAGATAGAGTTGATGCACAAGAAAGTAACACGTTCAGCAGCAGCTAAGCAACGACGCGAAGCAGTTGAGTTTGATTCAGACGAGATAAACCAAACGGTACTTACAGCCAAACTAGTTGGAGGCTAACATGTCTGCAGAAAATGCAATGGTAAAAGCACGAAGCAACTTGCTAATGGACCACCCGTTCTTTGGCACGTTGTCATTGAAGCTCAAGCTTGTGCTCGACAATGAGCAACCTACCGCTGCAACAGATGGCAAACGTCTAGTCTACAACGAAGACTTTGTAATGAAACAAAGTCCACAAGAGCTTCGTGGTCTCATCGGCCACGAGGTTCTACACTGTACAGGTTGTCACCACACACGCCGTGGTGAGCGTGATCCCAAGCTTTGGAACATGGCTTGTGATTACATTATCAATCAGATCTGTAAGAAAAGCGGATTGATACTACCAGACGGTGCATTGTTGGATGACAAGTACGATGATACATGGACGCCTGAAGCTGTCTACAATGACTTACAAGACAGACAAAGCGAAGACGAAAAGCTACCTGAATGTGGTTGGGGCTTGGTAATGGACGCTGACAACGGATCACTAACCAAGGAAAGCAATGCACAGCAAGAGGCTGACTGGCAGATTGCAGTAACACAAGCGGCTGAGATAGCTAAGTCGCAAGGCAAACTACCCGGGCATCTCGAGCAATTCATTCAAGACATTGTAGAACCAAAGGTAAATTGGTTGACAGTACTTTGGCCTTTCTTTACAGACTTGCGTAAAGATGACTACACATGGGCTAAACCACACAGAGCTTATATATCGGAGGACGAGTACTTACCATCGTGCCACAGTGAAGGCTGTGGGAAAGTCGGTATCATATTCGACACAAGTGGTAGTACACACAGGGATCAACAACAATTCGTTGGCGAACTAAACGCAATCATCAACGATGTGCAGCCGTCGTCTGTTGTTGTAGTGCACTGTGACTATGTAGTTCAACAAACATTCGAACTAGAGCAAGGCGACGAACTTGGAGAAGAGCATCAAAACTTGAAAGGACAAGGTGGTACACAGGTTACACCAGCTTTCAAATACATCCGCGAAGAACATCCGGATGTGGAAGCACTTGTGTACTTAACGGATTTGGAAACCGATATGCAAGATTTCATTAACGCAGAGGAAGAAGTTATATGCCCTGTATTATGGATCAGCACAGAAAGGAATGTCGAAGCACCGTTCGGGGAGACAGTATATTTGACAGACTAGTTACACTAGTATTAACATTGAGATTGCCTCAAAGTGACCAAATGTACAATTTTTCCTCCTAGTTATTGTACGTCCAAGTTGTCAGCTTGGTGCACTGATGGTCAGCAACGCACCTTTATTTTTCAGGAGAGCATTATGAGTATTGACGAAGCAACTCCCAACGATTGGGACAACTTAGGCAAGAAGATAAAAGATTACACAAAAGATTTTGATGTAGTAAACAACCCCAGCCATTACAACACAGGCGCTGTAGAATGTATCGATGCAATAGAAGAGTCTATGTCGCCTGAAGCATTCCAAGGATACCTAAAAGGCAACACCATAAAATATTTATGGCGGTACAACTACAAGGGTAAACCATTACAAGATTTACAAAAAGCGGAATGGTATTTAAACAGGTTAATAAAAACTTTAAATAAGTGAGGGCATTATGTTAGACATAATTATAGGCACAACTTTGTTTATAGGATTTATGTATGTAGCGTACGAAGGCTGGCAAGAACTTAGAGACAAGCAGGCTGCTTGGGAAAAAAGAAAAGTAAAGAAACTCAGGAAGAAAACTTATGTCCTCCGAGACTGACATTGTTACACT